GCCTCGATGGACGCGAACGGCGTGCGGTGCGGCGACATCATCCCCACGAGCGCGACCTTCGAACACTTCCCCCAAAACGGCACGCTGCCGGCGGTCGAGAGCACACCGGACGATTGCGACAACTGCCATCGCGTGCCGTCCCACTGCGCGCCCCACCCCACGCGAACGCGGTCGGGTTTGGGAAGATTCAATTGTTTGAGAACTTCCCTGAACAATTCGGGTGGCGGTGTGTGGAGGATTTCCCGTGGCAGATTCACCATCACACAACTGACCGTGTCGCCGTCCAACCGCGCGGGGATAATCTTCCACCGACTCGTGAACGCGGATTCGTACATGTTGACGTCCGGTGCCTGTCCCGGTTCGTAATCCAACAGGACATTGATGCATTCGTACATACCCGACTGAATCTTCGCGCGCGCACCGACCCAGTTGTCCTTGATCAGAGACAACGCGGGTTTGTTGTCCACGCACAACACCAACATGCCTTCGTCCACTTTGTCTCCATTACTAAACGTCGCGACGAATGCGTCCTCGGCGTACACCACGTCCTCTAATCGGGTGTTGAACACGAAACGAACGCCTCGACGCTCGAGGGCGTCTTGCATCACCGCGCACATGTACGCCCCCGACGTGCGCTGCGTCGACTGCCTCGAGAGAATCACGTAATCGAAGCTCTTGACGAACTCGTACGCGGTCATCGTGTCCCAACCGACACCATCCATCATGAACGGAAGCGTCGACAACACGCGATGACCATCCTCGCTGAGTTTTCCAAGTGCGTCCTTCAAGGTCACTTTCTTGTAGTGATCGGGTCTCGACAACACCCGAGTGCTCAATGTGATGAGTGACACGTAATCCCGGGCGCCCAACCGACGGAGTATGGGCGTGAACATGTCTTGATCGTTCTTCTTGAACACCGCGTTCCAGTCCAGACCCATCTCTCGAAACATCTGACGACAGTTGACGTACGCGCCGTCGAACACCAGTCTATGCGAATGAAGATCTCTTTGATCGTCGAGCGGTTCCCACCACGAACCACCCGCCGCGGGTTTCCCATCGTAGACGACGACGTTTTGATTCGTGCTGGAAAGTTCCCAAGCCAGCGCCATGCCCGTGGGACCGGCGCCGCAGATGGTGACCACCATATACCATGTGTCACTAGAAAAATCCGGTCTCTTCACGCTCCTTTTTCGTCTTCAAGGCGTACGAGCCGATCATGAGTATCAACACCGAAATTACGGCAACCTCAACATCTGGAACGGCGGTCATAGCTAACGCAACCATCGTGATGAATTTGAACCACCTGTAGTCGAAGAGTTTGCTGACGCGCTTGGGTGTGCTGATAATTTGCGCGCTGAAGAGCACGAGGATGGTGTAGATGATCGGCACGCGAACGTAACTCTCGAGCCAATCCGCACCGAGACCAGAGAAAAGCGTTGTGAATCGGGGTTCCTTCGTCCACGAATATTGCAGACGCCCCCACTTTTTCATTTACATGTGTTGGTATTTTTTTTGTGCACGCATTCCAAGAGATGCTGACCATATGTCAGACATCCAAGGTAGTCCAAATCGCAACCACACCTCGAATGAAACAAAAATTTAAGACTTGGAAATTTGCCGCTAACTTTTTGTACAGAAACTACACCACACGTGACAAAAAAGTACTCGGACAATGGGTCAAGACGGAGCTCCTTGACTTGGGACCGACGTTCGTCAAGCTCGGTCAAATCGTGTCGACGCGTGGTGACCTTTACCCTCCTCTTTTTGTCAAGGAACTTGAAAGTCTGCAGGACGATGTTCCACCCGTCGAGATCGATACCGCACAACTCCCCCTCCACCTCTTTTCCGAATTTTGTGACGTTCCATTCAAATCTGCAAGCATAGGTCAGGTGCACAGAGCCACCCTTCTCGATGGTCGAGAAGTGGTCGTCAAAATCAAGAGACCGGGCATCTACGACATCATGAAAAACGATACGGACAACGTGAAAGATATTGTACAATTTCTCGAACGCATCGGCGTCGACACGGGCACGGGCAACGGCTACGTCTTGGACGAGTCGATCGAAAATCTTCTGCGAGAGAGTGATTACGCGCTCGAAGTGCAGAACGCCAAACGATTCCGAAAGAATTTCCGAAAGAGCGCGTGGGTGCAAGTACCCAAGGTGTTCGACGAGTACTGCACGGACGACATCATCGTCATGGAGTACGTGCCTTCGATCAAGTTAGACAACGCGCCGGTGAATAAGAAGAAGATCTGCGAAGCGCTTATCACAAGCTACGTGAAACAAACGATGACGGATGGGTTTTTCCATGCCGATCCACACCCTGGAAATTTGGGCATGTCACTGGACGGAAAACGCCTCGTGTTTTACGATTTCGGGTTGTGCATCGATATCGACGAGACGCTTCGAAAAGGTTTCATGGAATTACTCGTACACATCGTGTCAAAAGACACGAAGAAGATCGTCGAGACTTTGGTGAATTTGAAAATCATTATTCCACAGAGTGACATCGAAGACCTCGAGGTGTTTTTCGACACAATCCTGAATTACTTGGGGAACATGGACGTCCGAAATCTCACCGATGAAATCGTGTCCGACCCACTCATGATGGAGTTGGCGCAGCAGAAACCGTTCATCATCCCGAGCGCGTTCGTGTACCTCGCGAAGACATTCAGTCTCGTGGAAGGTCAGTGCATTCGACTGGACGATGAATTCAACTATTACGCATACCTCACACCAATCGTGCAGACTCAGATCTCGTCGAATATCGACGTGTCGAAAATGTTGAGGAACACCGCGGAGATGCCACTCCTGGTGAAAAACATGAGCACCGCTATCCTCGGCTTGGAAAAGTCGAGGGCAGGGTTGAAACGCTCGTTGAAAAAAACGCGTCAGGAGGTTCGCTACGCACAGTATAGCATTCTATGTGCACTCACTGCTTTCGAATTACATGACCAAGACAAAATCGGACTCGCCGTGACGTTCGCGCTATCGTCGCTCTTCTGGGCGTTCACTTCTCGAAGAAATCAATGACTTGTTCTTCGGGGGTCGTCGAAGAGTTCTTTTTCTCAAAGAATTCTCGGTGTTCCTTGAGCAGTTCCTTCGTGCGACGCTCCTCGTCGCGCGCGATCTCTTTCAAGCGATCACCCATGCGATCGAGGTCGTGACGACGTTCCTTGATGAGACGCTTCCCAAACTTCTTGAGCTTCTTCGTCGGGTCCTTTTTCTTCGCGGAAAATACAACGGTCGGTCGGTGGTGGGAAAGGGTAATCGTCATCATGATGTTTGTTCTTACTCTTCAGTTAGACAATAATCTTTAATCACATGTAATATACATGAGGTGTACCAATTGTCAGAAGAGATGTCCGATCGTCGACGCGTTCGAATGTAAACTGTGTCAAGAAGAATACTGTTCCCTGTGTCGACTTCCGGAGACGCACGAGTGCACCGGGTTGGAAGAGAAGATCCAAAAAGATCGCGAGGCGCTGTCGGAATCGCTCCCCAAGTGTGTGCCGTCGAAGATCTGACTCACGACGCACCCATGTCGGACTTGAGTTCGTCGATAGATTTGTAATACCTGCGAAGATCCTTCATGAAACGTTTGTTATTCTCCAAACACTCACACTCGGGTGCGTTCTTAAGAATGTACGCCAGGTTGCTCTTCGAGTACTTCGTCTCTCTCTGCTGTTCCGTGGGTTTGCGCGCGACGACCTGCTTTGTCTTCGCCTTCGTGACCGGAAGCGGTGCGACGCGCTTCGTGAAACTCAGTGCCTGTAACACTGTATCAGCCATGTCGTCCTTCTTCTTCGTCTTGTCGAACACGGACAACCACCGTCCGTTCTGCTCGTCCGTGTCCACGATGAATTGACGACATCGCTCGACTGCGGTCTTTTTTCGCTTCACGTATTGCGCGCGACCGGTGCCGACGACGTCGGGTACCTTGTGTTTGGCGTCGTATATGATGGTCTCACTGCGAGGGGAACGAATCACAAAGTAGGAGTGAAGGAAATGCATCACCATCACCATGCGTTTGTTGCGCGGAGGCTGCTTTTCGATCAGTATGGTGTCCGCGTCGAGCACCCACGGGCGCGCGTCCAGGTGGTCTCTGAGACATGGAAAAATCCCATCCTTGTGTTCTGGCGGAATGCCGTCGACGTCCCATTCGATCACGGTGTTCGTCGAGTCGTCCAGAAGACACAGGGCGAGGTTGCGTATACCGACATCAATCGATAAAACAGTCATTACTTAAGATTACATGAACTTCTTTAACCGTCGGCGTTACCGCACATATTTAGAGAGTGAACGACCACTCGGATAGTCCGTGACCATTTCGAAACCGAACTCGGCGAAAACACCCGAGAAGAACTCCAACTCCTCGCGCGTCCACAGACTCGAACCGTCTTTGGCGCGTAAGAACGTCGAGATCAGCGTACCCTCCGGCACTATGCTCGCGTTGTTCTTCCAGTCCAAGGGGTGTTCGCTCCAACATCGCATGTACTTGCGCACTTCTTCTAAGAAGTCGAACGTAAACTCGCGTTTGTAAGGTTGCTCGTCTAACACGATCGGCGTGCCCAACCGAGCGCTCAACACACTCGCGATTTCGCGCATCTCGCCGATGTAAACATCTCGCGTGGCCTCAATTTCAAATCCGTCGGTGTGTGTACGCAACATGTTCGTTCGTAATAAATGTAGTCATTGAACCTTTAAATCTTCTTCGCCGCAGCCTTCGACATGTTCTGAGTCGCCTGTTGACCCGCCGGTGACATCATGAAAACGACCAAACCGATGCACACGACACACAACAGCGCCACACACGCGAACACGATGTTCCCGTACGCGCCGACGATTCCTGTAATGCCTCCTAAAATGGAGTCAAAGATCGACGCGAACCCGGTGTTCTCTTGTTTCACGTCGGCTTCAGCCTTCGTCGCCAAATCGTTGATGACCTTGTTTTCGAGCAGTTTCTCGGTGATCACGCTGCTGACGACTTCCGCGGAGAGTTGGGCGGTGATATCTTGGCTCAAATCCAGACCACCCTTGCCTTCCGGACAGATGATGTTACCCCCGAAAATCAATCGCTGTTGGTTGATGTTGATCTGTTCATTCATGACTTGGGTCAGGTTTTCAGTGGTGATGTTTTGTGTCACCACCGTACGAACAGCAGTCTTGATGGTTTGTTCGATGTTTTGATCCGACTTCCCGATGACATCAGAGAGTGAACCCAACTCCGTGAGCATGCCCATGTTCGAAGACGCGCTTTGTTCGAGCATGTTTTGAATGTCGTTTGCCATGCTGACGATTTCAGACGTCGCCGCCTGTACTGTAGACGTCATCTTTGCGTCTATTGTCTGCGACGTCTTAATGTCACATCCGATCACGTTCCCCTTGATGATGAGCTCTAACTTGTTAATCGATGTCTGTTCGTTCCCAACCTTGACGGCATTCTTCGTAATCTGGTTGGTCATCATCTCGGTGACCGCGTCCATCTGGAAGAATTGCTTGACGGTTTGAGTCTTCTTCCCTCCCATGACGACTAGTAGTTATGATCAGTACAGAAAAAAAAATATGAGGACATGACAGAATGAGTTGCGAGAAGCGTCCGACCACCCAAGAGGAGGTCGACGCGTGCGACTCCATGGACATCGAACAAGTCGGTGTGCCCGGTCTGCGAATGGCGAACGGATGGATCGCACTCGCACGCGATCAAACACCCTCTCTCGTTGGAAGTGTATCAGCCCTCTACCAGAAAAAGGCGACGGAGTGGTGTACGAAAGAAGGCAAGAAGACCGAACGACTCAACGATAAGATCGAAGCCACTGGAGACAACACGTGTGCGATCTTCGACATGGACAAGTCCACCCTTCGAGCGTACTGTCTCGAAAATGATCGACTGAATCCGGCGAAATCGGTGACGCCGCAATGTTCGAAAGGGGCTTTGGGTGATGATATGTACAACGAAGTGAACGTGCAGTATTGCAACGAGAACCCGAAAGAACAGTGGTGTCTGTGTCACAACATCGTCAACGATCGGTGTGGTGACAGCCCGGACGGTGCCGGATGTCGAAATGCCAAACTCGACCCTAAACTCGCCGACGACGCCGTGCTCGGTCAAAGCTCGTACGATAAATTGAATTCACTCAACCACTGTCGACGACGCGTATGTACCACGGACCAGTTCGTGCCGAGAAATCGAGGGACATGTCCTGAAAAATTTGAAGCGTGTGGGGCGACGTTCGAACTGCGGTACATGAAGAACTCGGACATCGTAAGGCAGTGTGTTTTGGGACAGGGCGGGACGGAAGAAGATTTGGAAATGCTCGGCGAAGTTCCAGACTTAGAAGACGCTCTCAAACTTCAACAGATTCTGACCGCCACGGACGAAAGTGCGCTGAAGCGTAAACAAGTGCGTTCGAAGGATGATAAATACGTCATCATATCCGTTGTCATGAGTTGCTTTTGCTTGATGGCTATGATCGCGGCAATGTCCGCTCGAAAATAAATTTACCCGTCATTTAGTATGGACGACACCCAACTTGCGTCGACGATCAAAAACTTGCGTCGCAAGCGTGGTTCGATATATGCACCTCTCAAATACTTTCGTGGGTTGAAGACACCGTCGGGTGTCGAGCGAAGATATTTGAAGATGTTGCGAAGTGATTACAAACCCTTCCCCACGGACAAGGGTGTTCGAACGCGTCGATCAAAATACACGACCGCCTTCGAGAAAAAGTACGGCGACAAGATCAAGACCCTACCCCAAATCGCCCGCGCCACGGGCGTGCCGCTGTGGACCTTGCGAACGGTGTACAACCGAGGTCTCGCCGCGTGGCGAACCGGACACCGTCCGGGTGCGTCCCAACACGCGTGGGCACAAGCTAGGGTGTACTCGTTCGTGTTGGGCGGGAAGACCGCGCGAACCGCGGATAGTGACCTAGCTCTATTTCTCCACCATTACAATAACAAGCAATAAGCACATACACATAGACATAGAGAGAGAACCAGTCACTCCAATACCTATCTTAGCGGTCTTTTTATCAATACCCATCAAAGTATCCCGTGTGGTATCCTTTTGCGGCTCTCCACCACCATCGTCCTCTTCCCCTTCCACCGGAGCATCACCACCACCGGTCTTTTGTTCGTTATTGCAAGTAATAGTGATACCCGAGTCGACCATGTGCCCTGCGACCTTGACGTCCTGAATGCACAGCTGCAAATTCATGGAACACTCGTCGCTTCCGTCGGGTTTGAAAGCGTCCGTTGTTTTGCAGATGTTTGCTCGACAGTGCATGCGTTCTTCGAATTGTTGGCGTACCGTCCCTGTCACTTGGTCGGCTGGAATGTCCGCCAAGAGTGAATCGTGTGCCGATTTCACCGTGTTACACCCCGCATAATCACCCGGGTTCGTCAAACACTTTCCCTTGAACGCGTTGTAACAACTACACCATTCATCGTTCTTTCCTTCGCCTTCGCAGTAGACACCCGCGAGTCGACTGTGTTCGTCTTTACCGATGTTTTCCTGCATACACAATTCGGTCTTGATGGCACTCGGAGTGCTCTTGCAATAATCCGCCGCCTTGAGCTTCGCAGTCGCTTCGTTGACTTTCGTCGAGAGGTATCTGTAGCACGTCGTTCCATCGTCCGCGACCTCAGTGTTCAGGTTCTTAGCATCTTCACAGAACCCCTTTCCGACGGATGATATGTTCAACGCGTTTGGTTTCTGATGTCCAACGAGAAGCTGATGGTAAACTGATTTTTCATCGGTTCCTGCGGTTGTCGCGATCGTATTCTTGCTCATGTCCTTGATGAAATCTGACGTGATACTGGGTTTAGGATACAAGCACGTGAAGCCGGTCTGTCCACCCGTATCTTTCGCGTGTATCTGCACCGGTGCGTTCGGACATGGATTACCTCTCACCGTGGGTTTGTATTCAAGCGTGCTACCACACGCTTCTGCTGTGTAAATGCGCGTGCGGTGTCTTCGTCTCGGCTTGTGTCTACCCAGTTCTATGTTGGCGCCACAGTGCTTCGCTTCGTTATACTCTAAAGCATGACTTTTAGTTTCAATAGATGCACCCGCGTACCACCCTGCGGCGAATGTGGCATAGTCTTCCGCCATCTATCCTATACATAACTCTTGCAAAAAAAATTTCCGGCAATCGTGATCCTTTCACCACTCCCCTGTGTCGATACTCGATGGAGCATAAAGGATGGAAAAAACATGAGCGTCCCCTCTTTCACATCTAGGATGGTCTCGCGTTGGAACGCCGGGCATTTGTCGAACCCGGGTACGGGGATATTCGGCGCCGGGTTGACATATATGAACTTAGCATCCTTTTCCGGGTCGTATTTCAAGAAATATACGAAACCGAACACACACTCCGCCACATCCTTACCGTCCCCTTCCCCGTGATGCCAATGCATCTCTTGATTATGCCCCTCGCGGTACACGTTCACCCAACAGTCCCTTTCACACCCTGTGCAGTCTACGTTTCCGCACCTGAACATCACCGGTTGTTGTATAGAATCTTTCAATCCAAGTTTACAGAGATATTCGGTTAAAGTGTCTTGAATTGTTTGAATGATGACGCTGTCATTTTTAATAAACGGGTGCCGGTTTTTGTGCTCGAAACCATGTCCGTCGGGTGAACTCGTCAAACAATTCGCATTCCAGTCTGTCGACTTGAGAACGCTCTGTCCGACCTCTTGTTGCAAATACTCGCCCATTTCATTTCGAATTTTCGAGACCTCTTCTGGTGTGAAAGGTTCGAAGATTCCAACTGGATATCCGAACACGTTTGTGATCATGACTACATTTACCGAATGAATTTTAAAACGGCATCCAACTCCGCCTGTGACATCGCCTTCTCCTTTGCAACATCCTTCACTTCTTCTTTCTTTTCATTCTCATACCTTTCTCTTCCATACCACAGGTACAAGGCGACGATGACTCCAATGGCAATGACAACCTGTGTTCGATTCTTCATGTACTATTAAAGAACATTTTTGTGTGTTATAGAAGAATGTACTGCTGGTGGTGCTGTCATGATTTCGAGACACATCGTTTGGAGATGCCTTACGCGTACGATGCTGGGAAGAAGACGTTTCAGACCACTGGAAATTTCTGTTCCTGGTCGTGCATGAAAAGTTTCGCCCTGGAAAAGTACGGCGTGCACAAGGGTGGTGCAATCTGTTCCAACATCCTCTTGATGCGCAAGCGCATGTACGACGAGTTTTCACCGATAGAGAGGGCGCCGAGTCGTTACCTATTGAACGTGTTTGGCGGTGACATGACGATAGAAGAGTTTCGACGTGGACTGATGTGCGACGCGTCGAAGGGTCTCGCGAAAGACGTACCTACCGAAGACATCGTCGATAAAGGGGTCAAGACTGTACCCGTGTCATCTATTGCCACCAATGATAAAAAATTGGAGGAAATAAAGGAGACAAATGTTCAGAATGAATCGTTGACGCCTAAATTGAAGTTGAAGCGGTCGAAGCCGCTGCCGAGGTCTCACACCGATCTGGGATCGGCGTTGGGTCTGATCATAAACCCCGCGTGACAATTGTTACACGACACGCCCTCGTAGACGAACGCACACGCAGTGCATTCACTGAGTGGACGAACCTTTCGCGGTCGTAACTCGCCGTTAGAGAATCTGATCAGTTGTGCGATTGTAAAAACACCATAGTCGACCATCGTTTGCAAATTAGGAAACATCGCTTACTTACCAAAGCATGAACACACGTTTTTAACCTTGAGCAACATCGCCATACCATCGATCATTGGACCCACCATGTTCTTCAACACGATCTCGCGCTCGCTGTCTTCGTCGCCGGAGTCGATTTCCTCGATGAGGAAGAACAACAGTTGCGTCACCAACTTCTTCTTCTGCGGACCGTCCAACCCCGCGGCACCCTTCTTCAACGACGACGACAGGCGCATGAGTTCGGCGAGAATGCCCGGAACGTCTTCCTTCGTGAGACCATCCGCCATGTACACTTTGCGAATCCGGTCGACGGTGTCCGTGATCTTCTTCGCCTCCGCGCCAGTCTGTGAAAATCGTTCGAGGATTTCTTCGAGCTTCATTTATATTCTCACCAGATATTATAATTGCGCAGATGGATCGCACCCTCGTCGTCGGTGCGGTGGGCATAGGCGTGTACCAGATGTTCGACAGTCTGAGAAAAGAACACACGCCCGCGGATTTACCCGATTTGTACTTGGGGGTGCTCGCGTCCCTCATGTGGTTGGTGTATCAGGCGCGGAAAGGCGCAAACGCGTCTGCCCTGTATTCAGGAGCCGCGCTTGTTCTTCAGTTATACCTGATAACCGCGGTCTACCATCGCGATCGAGAACGACGCCAGTATGAGGATTCGTGGCTAGATGGCAGATGACCTGAAGAATTTTGATTTTCTCTTCAACGCTCATCCGCCCCGTGCGTTTGAGGGCGTGCGCGAACATGCAACACAGCACGTATGTGGATTCCACTATCGTCATCCCCTTACTTGGTGTGTGAGAAATTAGAAAGTGGTCATCGCCGGCGCCGCCGCCACGGGCGGCACAACCTTCGGCTTCTTGGTCACCATGAAGCCGCCGATGAGCAAACTCAAAATGAACATGGGGAGGGCGAAGTAGGAGAATTGTCTGTTGGACTTTTTAGAGTTCTTGCACTTATTGGTCAAGGACACGACCATCGACGCACCGATGACGCCCATGAGACCGAAGAACGTCATCCAGAGACCCAAATCACTCTTGAACATGCGTCCGAGGAACAGGGTGAGCGGAATAGTAAGGGCGATCGTCAGCGTATGACTCAAAAATTTGTACAGGTTGTCGTACGTCTTTTGACCCTTGACGGTATCACATTTCAAGTACGTGTCGATGCCGATGCTGGAGATCACCATGTACGCGAACGCCAGCAAGCACACCATCCCGATCGCGCCGTAGGACATCTCCAGGGTAGCCTTACCGGACGCGATCTTCTTGGCGTTGTTGAGCGCCTTCTTCATCACGGGACTCGTTGCAAGTGCTGGTGTATATCCGGGTAGCATAGGTTTTTTAGAACCCATGATGTCGGTTCCTTCTGTGTAATATTCAAACATATTTTTTTGAACATCCATCACAGATGAAATTCGACCTACAAGCGTGTGCCAAACAAGGATTTGGAAACGTGCTCATCATGCTCGCGGATTTCAAGTATCAACACCCGAACCGAGAACTCTGCCTGCCCGAACCGATCGACTGTGTTGAGGGATTCGTGATCGACGACGACCCGAACGAGGAATCGTACACGGGTCAGATTTTCATGAACCCGTTCACCATGAAACACGTGCACACGATCATTCGAGATTTCGTACGACCGCCACCGCGCGTGAAAGAGCTCGTCGACGCGAACGTGCATGGGTGTCGGTTGGGTGTGCACATCCGGCGCGCCGCCTACGGCACTGACTCGAAACACGTGGGGAACGCCGACGACATCCATAAGAAAACCCCGATGCTCATGTGCAGCGACGATGGACTCCAAAAATTCATCGACATTATCGAACGCGCCGACGAACCCATCTTCCTCGCGAGTGACAGTCTCGAACTGAAGAAGCAACTCGCTGAAAAATACCCGAAAAAGATCCGAACCTACGACGTGCCCGAGATCGTCATCGCGTCTCACGAGTTCAAGGAGGTCAAAGACGCCACGCACGCGTACGTGGACTGGTTCCTTCTATCGCAATGCACGAGGGTGTGTGTCACCGCGGGGTCACCCAAAGACTTGGTGGGATTCTCGACATTCGGATACACGGCGGCTGTGTACGGGCATTGTGACATTCATTTTGTATGGAATTAAACCTTGTGATATCTAGTCGAATACTTTTTGCGTAAAATCGTCAACCCATTGTTCCACGGCAGCGTCGCGAATTCCCAGAATTGTGGGTTCATTTCGGCGACCGCTCGATACGGACCACCGTCCGCCCACTGCGAGCCCGCGTTCGGTGTGAGATCGCTGTGATAGAACGGCGTCGTGCCGTACATGCAATCGTGAAGCACGACGACACTCGAAGGCGACACACACTGATCTAACAGCGCCAACTCCTTCGCCACGTGCGGATAGGAATGCCAGTCGTCCACGTACACGAAATCCTGGACTATCGATTTATCCAGCTGTTCCAAATACTTCAAGGCGTCCATCTGTACGAACTCCCAGTGCGGTCGCAAATCCTCAGGACATACCTCGTCGAAGGGCGTGGGTTCGACGTCCACACTGACCACCTTTGCACCGACCGCCTTCGCCGCCATGAGAAGTGGAAGTGTCGTGCTCCCACCACGCACACCCAACTCGAGAATGCGCTTCGGGCGCTGTCCGAGAACCATCCCGAATAGGGTGGTCAGGTGGCGATCGCTATCGCCATCACCATGCAACGTTTTGTCGACGATCGTATTCATCTACCATCGCATCGACGCCTTCCTTTAACGTGATTCGTGGTTTCCAATATCGCAGCATGAATTCATCTGGATCGTCCCGCAACGTGTGCGTCGGGTCGTTGAAACTGGTCACCAGACTGTGTGGTGTGATCATTCGCGCCAAGTCCAGGATCTTAATCCACTCAAACGAACTCACGTCCACGTGACCGTGACTTCGCATCGCCTTGATCTCTTTGAAATTTTCCGCGAGTGCCACGAGACATCGACCGCAATCATCCGCGTGCAAGAATTGGCGAACCTCCTGCCCGTTCGTGAGGAGTTCTATCTTTCCATTTCTCTTGAATTTGTCGATGAAATCGGCGATCACGTGCGATTTCTCCGAGACTTCCTCGTACCCGTACACGTTCCACAGGCGCACGGACACACCGGAGAGCAGTCGGGTGTAGTGTTCACCCAAGTGCTTCAGCGTCCCGTATGGATGATCCATGTTCCACATCTGCGTCGAGGCGAAGGCGAACGGTGCGCCCTCCAACGCTCGGAACGCGTGCGTCATGATCCGCACGTTGTTGTCCAGGAAATTCGTCGACGGTTTCGTCAGATATTTCGCCCCACCCACGTCGTACGCCAAGAAGAACGTGAAATCGCACGCCTGGACGATCGTCCGAAGGTGAGACACGCACGCCTCGCGACGAAGGTCGTGTGCGTCATCGATCTTGATGTCCCATTCCTCCACCTCGTGTCCCGCCGCGTCCAGTGCGTGCACCAACCCCTTCCCCACAATACCTCTCGAACCCAAAACGAGGACCTTCATTCCTCAATACTCGCTCCAAATCTTTAACACGTCTGGGATTTTTTCGATGACGCTCTCGGGCGTGGGCTGATGATGGAATCGTCCATCGGTCGAGCGTCCATTTTCGTAGTGATCGGCGAATTGTTCCTTCGTCACGGGCGCCACGCTCTCGTCGTGGCAGTGACTGAAATTGTTGATTTTGTTGAACACGTGCTCGGTCGATCCGAAACTCGAGAAATGCCACCCCGCGTTTTGTGCGTAAGGAAACTTCCAGCGATTGTCTCGGAAAAACTGCGGCACCACGCGCTCGTCTTCGGTGAACAATTTGTACCGTGCCATGACCGTACCGAACCATGGTTCGACCACTTGCATCCATTTCAAACTGTACTCGAACGCCCACATGTGCGCGGTGACGACGACCGCACCCTCGGGCATCACACCCACCCAATCGATGTTTGGAATTTCGTCGACGTCGCCGATCATGACGAAATCTTCCGGTTCCAGATCGAGTCCATCCAAGCCTCGCGTGATGCAATTGCGCTGATGCCTCTCACGCGCCCACGGGTCGTCGCCCTCCGGATTGTCGTCGACGACGACGTTGATGATCTTGTCCTTCCACTCCGCAAAGTCCTCCCTGTGACGCAAGTTTTCAAAGTAGACCAAGGGTTTGTCGTTCCCGCGAAACGTCTTCGTCGATTCCACGAGCACGAACTTGTCCACCTTCGGTGAGAGATATTCCAATCTCTTTCGAAGGAGTTCGGTTTCGTTGTAGAATGTGAAACAATCGACGACTGTCATGATGTAAGTTAAAAGGTATCGAGTTGTTTAAGTCAGTCATGATACCCAAGGTCATCCACAAGGTGTGTATCGTTGATGGGGGTAAGATGCCAAAATTCCCGGACGGACTGAAACACGCCCTCGAGACGTGGTATCGCAAAAACCCGGGATTCAAAATCAAATTGTACTCGGGTGACGATTGTGTGCAGTACATCAAAGACAACTACGACGATCGCGTGCTCGAGGCGTACAATCGCTTGAAACCCTATTCTTACAAATGTGACCTCATGCGCCATCTCATCATGCACGCCGAGGGTGGGTGGTACAGCGATCTTCGTCAGGTGTGTTTGGAATCCCTCGATGTTTTTTACAACAACGGGATCAAAGAATACTACACGAGCACCGATTGTCCACCGAATCAGATGTGTTTGTACACCGCATTCATAGGGTCAGTGCCAGCGCATGCTATTTCAAAAAAAATGATCGATCTCATATTGTGGAACGTCGACCGCGATCATTATGGACTCGACTGTCTCTATCCCACGGGACCGGGGGCGTACATGAACGCCGCGGTGGACTATCTCCGAGCTCACCCGACACGCGTGATGGTCGGCTTGCACGGCAGCGACGAACACGTCCACTTTGGAGGTGTCGCGTTCGTCAAGTGTAAGTACAACGACGCCAAGGGTGCGGATAACGGTGACATGCCAGGGACGAATGACTATGGGGTCATGTGGCGGCGGCGCGACGTGTACGAAGCTCGTAATTAAGCTTCGACGAACCCTTATCCAGATGAGCATAGTACAAATAATTCATACACTTTGGCGCATGGAAGGCTTCGAACATAAGTTCGAAGGGTCTCAACTTACATGCGGCAACGTGAATTCCTAGACACGCTGGGTGATCCAAACACAGCGCGTCCTTGTAATCGAGGCAGCGACCACACGCGGGGACGCTGATCAGCATGAGAGCGTTAACGACTTCAAGTGACCCACCCTGGTGTCGGTGTCGACGAAAATACCGAAGCCGGCGTCGGATAGATTTAAGCAAAACGCGACGTCCTCGGATGTCATATCTTGACATCGAATACCACTATCTGATTCGAACTCGATCAACGGTCGGTGAAAATAGGGATACGTCAATTTAGGGCTATGGAAAACCTCGCGACGCACGGCGAAAAACCCCATCCCCGCGTACGCGACCTTGATGAAACGATCACTCGACGTTCGCAAATCGTCCTTTGTCATGAAATCGAACGAACCCTTCTGCCCCATCGTTTGAATGTCCCACGCCTTGACGACCGCCAAATTTTTGTTGTCTTGCATGACGTAAGGTGCACACACGACGGGATATTTCTTCGTATTCTCGAGCATGGTTTCCACCTGTTGCGGGGTGAACATGATGTCTGAGTCGATCGTCATCCACACGTCGAATTCTTTGCCATTGAATGGGAGCTGGTCGCGCCCTCGGAGGACGTCCAACCCTAACGTCTTCATTCGACAAAACGGGACAAAAGAACTCTGGGCGTTGATCATCGAGATCTGGTAGCCACGCGACGTGAGGTACACGATCGCGTCGGACCAATTCTTCAGAAAATCCCCCGAAAACGTGCTTCCTGGAAACGCGAAGATGACCTTCATTGTTGTTCCTCGAGCATGTGTTTGTTTTTCTAAGTGCAACGCCTCGAAGATCCGAGAATGAATTAATACCGCAGATTCATCGAGGTGGGCATGGAGTACGTTTCGTATCGAGGCATTCTGTAGCTTTCACTGGGAACAAATTTGCTGTCCGCCTGGGCAGTATCTGCATTGTCTTTCCCATACTTGTTGCGCAGCCTTTCATTCGCTTCGTCTACCAGTTTTCGAAGACTCCCCGGTCTGGCACCCTTCTTTTCGGTCAACCACTCAAAGTAAAAAGAGATGTACGCCATAAACTCCGCGAGGATTACTAAGTCTTGTTCACTGAATGATACATTGTCCTTTTGAAGTTGTTGATCAATTCCTGATATGATATTGTTCAGGGTCGCATCCGAGATGTTCTTGGGTTTCGGTTTCTTTTCCGCAGTCTCCGATTGCACCGCCGGCGCCGGCTCTTTCGTTTCCTTTTCGAGTGCAACACTGGATTGCTGAGCTCCCATCTTTTATATAATTCCCCTGGGAAATAAATCGTCATCGTCTACCATGCATGAATCTGAACCGATCGAAGATATGCACATTGTGTCTGAAGTTGTAATACACAACCATGCAGACGGCGTCCGCGATGTCGTGTTTGCGTTCCCACGGGCACTCGAGATGTTGGATGTAACGTGACGCGATTTTCTCAACTCGAACCTTACGTTCGTCATAGTTCAGGTGTGCCATCCCAAAATGGACGTGGAGAGAATTCGGTGACACAAGCACGACCTTGTCCCTGAACATGTAATGCATCAACACCTCGATCGCTTTTAACCCCTGCGGTGGTTGACGTTCGATGAGCACGACGTCCGCGGCGTCGAACAGGGTTTCATGCGCTTCACAGAACGCCGGGACGAGGTCGACGAGCTCGTTCGAGTCCGTCGAAAACTTAAAATCCTCCAAGGATACTTTTTTGATAATTTCAACTCTGACGACATTGGAACTAGAACAAACGGCGAAGCAAACGCCGATGTTGTGATACCCGACATCAATAGCTAATATCTTCATCTACAGTAAATCACATGTTTCTTTTGCTCTGCAAACCCGCGATGATTCCGAGAGCGCAGGGTAAAAAAATACATTCTTCAAAGATTCTTTTTACAATCCACATCGGATGCGAATTGTAAAAGGTATGGTGAAAATCAGAATTAATTAGTGGTTCTACGTCGTTTGATCGCCGCAGCGAGCATTTTACTCTTCGGTCGTGAACGGAACGCCTGTTGGATTTTTCGCGCCGCGGCGTTCTTTGTTCGCAAAACGACGAATTTGACGTTTGAGCGTTTCATGTTTTGTCGCGTGAACGGATTCTTAAAGAGCACCGCATTTCCATTGCGATTATAGGCTTGAATCATAGACGTTCGCGCGAGTGCTCGAAACGTCGCCGGGCTCACGTATCTATTAAAGCCTATGTTGACAACCTTGGAACCGTTTTTGAAATTTTGAAGCGACACGGCGTCTCGCGGGGGTGTGTTAACGACCTTTGTTTCCCAAGTGATGTTTCGATTTACGGCATTACGGATGGCGTTCCGACGAACACGATTGACATTGGCGACATAATTGGCAGCACTGTTGCTGTTGCTGCGAACGCTGCGAACGTCGCTGTTGTTGTTCATGTTATTTTGATTGTTCTGCCCGTACACATGTCTCGCCGCATTTCTGATTGCTCGAATTTCCATGTCCTGTCCTGTCAAATTATTCACGAATGATATGTCTCCAAACTCGGGATTCAAGCGTGGCGTGCGTCGGAGAATCGTTTTCAGAGTTCCCAAATCTAACGGGGTGTCTCTTTTAATTTTTGTGAAAAAAGCATTTTTGAAACGCGTTAACTCCGCTTTCGATGTGTCGCGTCCAAACTTTTTTGCCAAACGTCCAACGACGTCGTTCTTATCGACATTCTTGAAACCAAAATGCCTTCCTTCGTTATTCTCGAAAATGTTGGCATTGGCAATGTAGTTACGCTCAACGCCGTTCCATTTTGACGTGAAAATGGCGTCAACATCTCTATTGTTTGCTCTTCGACCGAGTGCTTGCTTCAAATCACGTTTGATTCGAGAAGCAAGTGCGTTTGAGATTTCCGAATTGAACCGCCACTTTTGTGCATTTTCATCGGAAATTGAACGCATGACTTGACGTACTTTCTGCATTTTCTTATTGTTTTCAAACGTATACGGGAGCTTGAGTATGCGCATCAGTGCGCGGTCATTACGAGCAGTCGCATTTTTATAGTCATTCTGGGATTCATTGTAATTAAAGTTTACATTCATAGTGGCTTAGTTTACATTACACATATATAAAAACTTATTGAGATGTAAAGTACCGCTCGAGCCCTTTCCAATACGTGTCCCGCATTTGACCACTTCGTTGCATGCGCCAAAGATTTACGCGGACGCTTCGGGCAAAGACTCGGTCACGAGCTCTGGATTCTTCAACACAATCGCGTCGTCATCTGGCGGTAGGGTGTCCGGCAAGTCGACCTCCTTCAAGCCCTTCGATTGAAACTCCTTGAAGACCCGAAGGGATCCCTCGAGGCGGTAAATCTCCGCCGTCATACCATTGATCGCTTCGATAATCTTCTTGATGTTCTCGTCGACGTTTAAGATGGGCATGGTTCTTGTGAGTAAGATACGAAGATATTCTTTAATTAAAAACATGAAAAATTTCAACGTCGTTGGAAGTCGTCGTCATCTTGATCGTCGTCCGAGGAGGAAGATTCGGACCCGTCATCTTCTTCGTCAATATCTGACTCGTCGATGACTTGATTCTCCTTTTTTGACGGACGAGGGTTTTTCGCCGGTGGTGGCGGTGCGATGCGTTTCTTCTTAGGAGGTGCCTTCGGAGTCACGGGTTCCTCCTCTTCGTGGGCGACGGTCCTCTTCTTCGATGATGGGCGCGTCGGCGACGTCACAGGCGTCGCAGTTGGACTCTCTTCGTCGTCGGTCGGCGTTTTCGCACGTCGAGCGGTGTACTTTCTCTTCTTGGGTGAAGAGGGTTTTTTGGACTCCTCGATATCTTCATGCTGATAGTCGGTGCCATGCACGATGGATAAGACCTGTTCGCGGGTGAGACCGCCGCGCTCGAGCTTGTCGAGCCATTGGAATAGAAACGTCGACGTCCCCTGCTTCTTCAGGAAATAGTAGCGGAGAAACGGGATGTCGTCCGCGACGTACTTCTCCGCGGCGTTGACAGCCTGACAGAAGACGCGGCTAGTGGCAAAGCGATCGGCGATGGTCGACATGGTGTTCAGTTTTCGAGAGCGTCGGATTTTGAGGAGGCGGGCTTGGGTTGGTGCGCTTATATTTGGGTAATCTTGAAATTTCAATTTTTTAACCATCCAGAGATGGCATAAAAGAATGAAAATATCTTCTGATATGGTTCGAACGATCGTGACGGCGAGTGGGTGCATTGTGTACGAAGGTCCTATCGTAGAAATTAAAAAAGAGCTTACAGTACGTCCGATCACAGACAACCAGGATTATGGAGGCTTTCCAGCACCACCTTTCAAAGTTTTTCGCTTGGCAAAAAAAACAGGTGGTATATGCGTCCCCAAGTTTTACGCCCAAAGTAAATTTGGACCCCCGAATGAAGACAAAAGAATCCCTCCGATTCGATGTCCGATCAAATTCACGGGAGTCCTCCGAGACGCAACCCACCAAAACGTCGCGGTCGATGCAGCTATTAAAGCTTCTTCTGGGCTCCTCAGCTTACCGTGTGGGTATGGTAAGACGACGTGCGCGCTGGCTATAGCCGCACGACTCGGGTATCGCACGATGATCGTCGTACACAAGAGCTTCCTCGCCGATCAGTGGCGCGAACGCATCGCACAATTCTGCCCCGGCGCGACGATCGGGGTCGTCCAAGGTCCAAAACTCGACGTCGAGGCAGATTTCGTCATCGCCATGTTACAGAGTCTCAGTCAAAAAGAGTATTCGACGGAAGACTTTTCCTCGATTGGCACGTGTATCGTGGATGAGTGCCATCACATTTGCGCTCGATCGTTCAGTCGAGCTCTGTTCAAAATGAACCCACGACACTTATTCGGGTTGTCAGCCACACCCGACAGAAAAGACGGACTTCGCAAAGTCATGGAATTTTTCATGGGACCGTGTTTCTTCCAAGTCGAACGTAAAAATCAAGACAACGTCGAGGTGTTCACGCTCCCGTTCACGCACGAGATCTACAAAGACGGACCGCCATTGACTCGACAGGGGAAGATTTGTCTCGCGAACATGATCACCATGCTCGTGGAACTGAAGGATCGAAACGCGTTCCTCGTCAAGTGGATCAAGGAGGCGTCCAAGGGCAACCGCCGTTTGCTCGTGCTCACGGACAGGCGCTGGCACTGCGAATACCTGCATCAGGCGTTTCCGAAAACATCGGGTCTGTACATGGGGGGGATGAAACAGCGCGACCTCGAGGCGTCGAGTGAACAGAAAATCATCTTCGCGACGTTCGCCCAAGCGCACGAAGGGTTGGACATTCCCGCGCTCGACACCGTGCTTCTCGCGTCCCCGAAGTCTGACATCACGCAATCCATAGGTCGCATCATGCGAGAGACCAAGGGTAAGCAAAATCCACCGTTCATCTACGACGTGCGAGATGATTGGAGCATGTTGGTGTCGATGTTTTACAAACGCATGAAGGTGTATCGCGCGGGTGGGTTCAAAATCCACGGCGCGAAGGAGAAGAAACAGGAACAGTCACAGCCCGACGTGCCGCAAGGATTTGCATTTAATTTCTAGTTTTGTAGTAGAAGAGATGTCGATCATCAGTCTCGCCAGTAAGGGCATTCAAGATACCTACTTACTGACCGACGATTTGACACACAGTCCGTTTCGATCGAAATTTTCGAGACACACAAACTTCGCGCAGACCCCAAAGTATGTCAAAGATATCACGCAACACGACACGAGCATCAAGATTCCGATCGTCGGCGATCTGATCAACGCGGTGTGGTTCGAGGGCACGGACATCGCGACTAAACTGTTCAAAGGATCGACCATTGATTTGTACATCGGTGGGGTCAAGGTCGACAGTCACGCGTACGAATACATGACGGACATCTGGCAAATTTACCTGTCCCCGACGTGGACGCAAGCGCAAGAGATGAACAACCCGGTGTCGTCGACCACGAAAGGTTTCGTTCCCCTGCATTTCTTCTTTTGCGGTGGCATGCACGGTGGATTTTTGCCCCTCGTGGCGATGCAATTCCATGAGGTCGAAATCAGGGTGAACCTCGACGACGCGTACGTGTCGACCCTTGCCGCGAACGAGCGCAAGGCAAGATGCTACTGCAACGCCATCTTCTTGGACACAGAAGAGCGACAACATCTCGTGTCGCGGCAGCTGGATTTGATCATCACCCAAGTGCAGTCCCTGTCCTCGGACGTGTTGTCCACCGTCACCAACAACGTGCTCGATATCGGTGGCAACAACACGATCGATTTGTCGTTCCTGAACCACCCGGTCAAGAGCTTGTTCTTCGGGTACAAGACTTTATCGAACGACGAAGAGAACGACCGCTTCACGTTCTTGAACGCGGACATCGTCATCAACGGCGAACCGCTGGTGGAGCAGATGAGTCCCATGTATTTTCACACCGTTCAGACGTATTACAACTGCCCTTATGGGATCATTCAGTTCGACGAAGACAACGACGTGCCGTTTTACACGCGGTATTTCAGTTACCACTTCGCACTGAATCCAGAACAGTACAAGAGCAGCGGTTCGCTGAATTTCAGCAGACTCGATGCCGCCAAGCTCGTACTCCGCGGCGTCGAGAAGGGGGTGAACCGCCCGTCAAACCAGGCGCTCACCGTCATGGCGGTGTCGTGGAATGTCCTCACCATCAAAGATGGAGTGTGTGGGTTACGATTTTCTTCGTAGGTACTAGTAGTGACACATGCCGTTCGTCGGTTCGGTCGGTAAGTTTTCACAGGTGTTCGTGTCCCGGCTCGACCCTCAGAACGTCGAGGCTGGACAAAATGTGGACAACATCATCTGTGGTGACTTGGAGGCGTCGAATGTCCTTTCAGCCAACATCGGTCTCGCAGGTGTGCTCGATCCAGTGCACACCTTCGAGATGGGTACGCCAACGCCGAGCCTTTACATGGACGACGGTCAAGACGTGGTTTTAACCGTGCCAACCAAGGCGGCGTATTTCAACAGAGCGTTCGTCGGGTCGCAGTTGGGTGTGGAGACGACGAATCCAACACACACCTTTGACGTCGGGGCGAACAACGAATTTTTCATCGACACGGTGCCGGGCGCAACGAACCTTTTAGTCGCCAACGGGAACGTGACCGCACAGAACATCACCTCGAATCATCGATTGGTCGTCGGCACTGATTCTTCCGCGAGTAAGATCACGTTCGACGCCGACGGTTTGACAGCACTTGACGTTCAGGGGAACGTGATTGTGCAAAAAATTACCGCCACGGACGGTCTGTCGTTCGGTTCGAACATTCAGTTGAACGACACGGGGAATCCAGTCATGCAACTGTACGGGAACGTCCAGACCGTGTCCAACGAGTTCACAATCACGGGGAATTTGGTCGTGAACGGCAACGTCATCATCACGGATCTGTCGTCCTACACGTCGTCGGTCAATCTCGCCGTGACGGATGCGGTGATTTCCATGGGCGTGAACGGGGGGTCCGGTCTGGACACGGCGCTGATTTACGACCAAGCAAACGAGAGTAATGTTTTCGTCGGGTATTTGCACGACACCTCGGACCCTTCGAGATTGGTCCTCGGTCGAACAAACCGCGGTCCCGCGGACGTGCAGATCGTCCCCACGAGCGAAGAGATTAACGTGTACGTGATCGGTCGAATGTACACGTCGAACGTTTTAGCCGCGGCAAACACCGCACCCAATCACAACTTCGCCGTCGGAAGCAACATCTGGGCGCACGACACCGCGAATGAAAAATTACACGTCCAAGGGAACGCGTTCGTGACGAATCTCGTCGTCGAACATTCCTTAGAAGTCGGATCGAACATCGTGTTCGACGACGTCGCGGACAACGTCGTGACAATCACGGGCACCACGGTGACTGATATTCTTTTGGCCGGTACGAGAGTTGGTATTGCGAACACGAATCCCCAGCACACCCTGTGTGTCGGGAGTAATTTACACGTGAACGAGCTCGGTGCGAACGTCGTCGAATGTCACGGGAACACAGTGTCGACTCGACTCTCGGTGACGAGTAATCTCGCGGTGGGACGTTACACGAGCGATGAAAAGGCACACATCGAAGGCAACATTCGTCTCGGTGGAACCAAGGGTGTGGACGCCAACTCGAACTCGTCCATCCTGTCCACCGGACAAATCATCATTCACGCGAACGATTTCGGGACGGACGCGTCCTTCACAGATCTCATCATGAAATCTGGTCCGACGACCTCCAACGTGTCTTCGATCGAGGTCAAGGGAAGCAACACCGACAGCGCGACGCAAAAGATTGTCTTCAAGACGAAAAATGTGGAACGCGCCGTCATCGCATCGAGTGGGAACATAGGTCTCGCCAACACCGCGCCCGTGGAAAAAGTCACCATCGGGGGTGGAAACATGCTCATGACGGGTTCGAACGCCTTCATCGCCGGTCAACAATTCACGAGCGGGTCGGTGTCGACCCAAATGTATTCCGATTTAGCGACGAGTCGTGGTCACATTCAGAGTCGAGTCGGGAGTGGACAGAGCCTCAACTTCAGCGTGACGAGTGGGGCGACGATCGGGACGCCGAGTATGACCATCACGGATACCGGACGCGTGGGCGTGGGATCCACTTCCCCGGAGGCGTTGTTCCAAACGAACGGGTCGGCGTTCATCAATCCCCAAGTCGTGCTTCGAAATGCATTCGTACACGGCGACGCACCGCTCACGGTGACGAACCCAAGTGCGATGAGTCAAGACGACGTCATGCGATCCGCCCTGAACTTATGTCGTCAGGGTTTTGGCACGATATTCGGTGCGAAAGCTGAATTTCAGTTGGGTCGGTACGCCAACGGTGGCGTGGGGAACGACTCTCGAACGCGCATGGACATCAATCTCTCGAACGGGTCGTACGACAGTCAAAACATCATGACGCTTCGGGGTGATAACAAGGTCGGGTTCGGTACGCACACACCCCTGTCGAAGGTGGACATTCGTACATACGGGAACCGAAATCACGTGGGGAACGGGTTGTTAGTGTTCAATCCGATCGATCAAGACGTGAATCAAGACGCCATTGTCACGGTACAAGTTCGCGAAGATTCCGGCGACGCGTTCACGAGCTACAGCATATGGAACGGTGCGAGCGCGTACGGTGGATGGTCGATCGGTGCGGAGAACACGTCGAACGTGTTGCAACGACACAAGAACTTCAGAATTACGAACAATGTCTACTCGGTAAGTAATGTAGAATCTACCGCGTTTTTCATAGATGGGATCACGAGTAACATCGGCATCGGCACGGACATCACGACGAGAGATTTCACGATCGATGGTGACGTGAAATTGAAGAACGTGATCGAATTTTCCGGTGTGGGCACACCCGGGAGCGGTCTCGAGGACATAGAAAATCCATCCTATCCGTTTCCACACACGTTCGTGCAAGAGCGTCTGTACAACACGTCCGGGCGATCCGAACTTTTACTCTTCAAGGGTAACGACACGTCGGATCACATTCGACACGTCGCGGGTCGACACTTGTTTGAATGTTATCGATCGACGATCACGGACGTCACGACCTTCAACAATATCGTCGAAGACGATCCGTACGGAACGTTCACCACCATACCCATCATGACCGTGTCCGGGAGTGGTAATAACGGCGGTCGGGTGATGATCAACGTCGACGAAAACGATGAGGACGATGCCGACGATGAAACGTCCCTGTACGTGCGGGGGGAGGTTCGCGTCACGCACACGAGTGTTAGTGACGGGAGATTTTCGTGTGGTGGCGACATGTACGTCCAGTCCAACGACCTCGCGTCGCTGAACCAAATCGTCAACAATAACGATTTCGATTTCATGCTCGTCGCCGGGGGTGGGAACGAGGCGATGCGAGTGACCGATAAGGCGCTGGTTGGGTTCGGGACCTCCGTGCCCGTCTCGAACGTCCACGTGTACACGGGTGTCACGACGGACATCGACGCGCTTCGGATCGAATCACCGTCGGGTGTGGGACTGAAGAAGACCGGAATGCAACTCGTCACCGAAACTGGGTACGGGGCGTACCTCCGAGGATACAGAAACGTCGGCACCGACACCGGATTGGTCCTCGGGTCGATCGATGCGAGCGTCGAGAACGATGCCCTGTGGATCACGGGTGGGAAATTGGGCGTCGGCACGAACTCTCCGACGTCGAAATTCACAGTCTACAACGGCGACGCTCGAATCCAGCGAACGAGCGGAAACGCGATGATGCAGATGGTCACCACGGGCGGTCTGTCGAACATATACGCGGGTGTGGATGGGGATTTGTACATGCAACCGGTGGGGTCGAACGTCATCGTCCAAGGCTCGTTGAACGTCACCACGGATATTTCGTTCGGTGGGAAGATTGAGTTGGGGAATGCCATCGGTGTGGGCATCGCGACGCCCCTCACCGCGCTACACGTCGTCGGCGGCTCGATCACTGAAGGGGATAACGTGGCGTGTAAACGGTACTCTAGCAAATTCACGCTCGGGTCCGGTGTGGCGAAGGACATAATCCTGAACTTTGGGAACGGCAGTTTCTGTGCCAAGATCAAGTGCATGCTGCGTGAAGTGAGCTCGTCCAACAGGGATTACATTAACACCATGATTCTTGAGGTGACCGGTGGGAACGGACTAGGCAATCAATCGTCCATGCCCATCGCCGTCGGCACGAAGAACATTTTCGGTGCAACGGCGAATCCTTACCCGTGGAGCTCCACCATCACGACCACCGCGACCAAGGTTCGATTTGTGCCTTCGAACATTCTGTCGACGAGGCAGTACACGTACGACATCCACGTGAAGTTGTACTCGAGTGTGTCAAGTGGAAAACTCGCGAGCATCCAATATGACAATTCTAATCCTAAAACGGTGCAGAGCTATACGTACTAGGGCGACATCGTGAATCGAGAAGATCGATTCAGGGTGAAGCTTTTTTTACTTGACTTGATCGGTCAGCATGAGAGCGATGCTGGCGACGATGAAAAAGAGTACTGCGAAATTACATTCGCTCTCCTCTCGTCCGACGCTCACCCGAGGCGTTTGCTTCGGCTTCGGCTGAGCTCGGACGATCGGACCTCGCCTGACGACAGGCGCGTCTTCCTCGTCGAGTGGACAGAAGGCAACCATATAATACTAGCCTTAGAGATTAATTTCGTTCTTCTTCTTTCTTCCTCTTCTCTTTGGCGCGGTTTTCGGAAGTTCGACCTCCTTCACGTCACCGTCCTCGTCGTCGAACTCCCCCTCGGACACGATGTCTGAAATCTCATCCTCCTCCGGTTCGGGTCTGGGATCGACCGTGGTGGACATCGGCGGCGGCGGAGGCATCGCGATACCCCCCATCAGAGACGACAGGTCGAGCCCGGGAATGCCCATCTGCGGTCCCTTCATCTCGTAACCAGTGCCCCCCTGTGGCGGCGCGCCGCCCGCGGCTTGGGTTTTCTGCACCGCCGAGAACATCTGCCCCATCAGTTCCGGATTTTGTTTGAGAACATCCGTCATGTTCGGCAACGCCTTGAACATGGAGTTCGACAAGTGGAACGCGAAGCCGGACCCGGCGAGCATCATAATGAGTTTGACTTCGGGCGCCATCTGCATCGAATTTTTGTACTTCACCGCGAGCTCTTCCAACACCGGGTCGTAGTCGTCGAGCGATTCCATGATCGTCTCCGACCATCCCGTCAATTCGAGCGAGAGTGGGTCGTACTTCTTATTCAACCACTCCAACCCGGTCACGCACGCGACGAGCGCTCGTCGACTGAACTTCACGGACTGTTCGATCTCGAGTCCGTACGTCACGCGCTTGTATTCCGCTCGCAAGTCTTCGATCGGGGTGTACACGTTCAGTCGCTTGTTCACGATCACCCCCTTCTTTTGTCCAAGACGCTGCAGCTTTGACAACAGATCGCACTTCTCGTCGTCGATTGACGAAAATCCATTCGAAGGCTGTTGCGACGCCTGCGGGTTGCGTCGAACGGGCACCTCCTCGTCGTATTCGTCGTCATCTGAATAGTTCGCGTACTCGTCCCCCATGTCTTCCTCCACAGCGGGCGGGTGGACCTGCGCGGCTTGTTTCGTCGGGTTCATGAAGGCATCCAATTCGATGTCGTCGTCGTCGTCGTCGTCGTTCATGTATTTCTGGCGCGGAGCTTGTTTCTTGGGCATCCGATTCTGACGAGATCGAGTGATTTCGATCTCATCCATCAGGCGCTGTTCATCGGCACTTAAGTTCATAACCGAAGGATTGTCACCTCGATCGATAACGAATTCCTCACCCATGATCTAGTACTCTCGTTGAAACTATACTCAGCGCTTTAACGCACTTTCGAAAAAAATATATTTCATTATAGAACAGTACAACACATGATCAAGCTCAACAATACCAACCGCAGGGCGCTCTCGTGGATCGCCGTCCTGATAATCGCGATTCTCGTTTTAGGCACGGTCTCCAGCGGATACGTCGGCGCGCCCATCGTCATCAAGCAAGACCTCGAGGGCACGTTCTGGGACCTCAAGCAAGACGTCGAATGCACGCCGGGACACAAGAAGGGTGCCGCGTACAGCCGAGGCGGTGTTCCGGGCGGTTTGTGTGGCGACCAAGAATGGGTTCGCAAATCCGCGACGTACGAAATCTTGGACTAAATTATCTCACTCTAATAGTACTATGGCTCTCGTGACTGCTCCCCAGTCCTCGACTCCAGATCTTCAATATGAATATCACACCATCACTTTGGACAGCGTCGGACAGTCCAGCGCGAACACGTTCACGTGTTTCCTTCAGACCCCGTTGAGAAACGTGGTTCAAGCCAGACTCGTCGCCGCACACATTCACTCCAACGCATCGGTCGAACACTGTTACGTGTCCATCAAAGAACTCGACACGTTCTTTAACGACCGAGCTTTCAAATCTTTGGATGAGCAAGCATCGATGTCCAAGGTGAGACACGCATTCGCCAGCATCGTCTCCGAATCCGCCACACACGGCGCGACGAACCAACTCATTCTCTTTAGAGATAACTACCCGATCGTGAGCCAATACATCGACCCAATCAGAACGATCGACCGATTCCAAGTCACCATCATGGACGAAGACGGGAACACCATCAAAAACTCCTCGGACACCGGCGACAACTTTCTCGTCGTACGCTTCGTTTGCATGAAAAGAAATTTGTGAGCTACTTGTAAATGTCATCGGGTGTCACCATTTTGACGGCGGTGGGTCAGCAGGACAAGTGGATCCACTCCGAGGGTGCCGAAGGCGTGTCATTCTTTAATCAAGTGTGGAGGAAACACTCAAACTTCTCACAATCGATCGAAAAAAATTACATTCAAGGCGCGATCAGAAACGGTGGTCTGTCCAAGATTCAAATCGAAAAATCCGGCGATCTGTTGGGGTACACGTACTTTTCGATCGACAACGGCACCCAAGCGCTTGATTCGAGCGATTGGACGACCCTGATCGAGTACGTCGAGTTAAGAATCGGCGGAGAAGTCATCGATCGACAGTACAGCGAGTGGTCCGAAACCGTGGCGGTGGATATGCTCGCCGGGAACTCGTCTCGATCGGCACTCGGTCCACACCCGGGCACTTCGTCGAGCTCGTACTTTTTCCCACTGCGCTTCTTCTTCTGCGAAACGCCCTCGCTCGCCCTTCCGTTGGCGGGCATTCAACTCCAAGACGTCGAGATATACATCAAGTGGGGTGCCGACGCCGAGGGCAAGCAGTTCGAGTGCTACTCGCAGTTCTATTACGTGGACGCCGACGAACGCGCGGCGCTCACGAACACGCGACACATGTTGATCTATCAGGTTCAAAAAAGCATTCCCTCCCGCGAACTCATTCACGATCTCACGTTCAACCACCCGATCAAATTCATCGCGAGTTCGAACACCGCCGCGACGAGCCCGTTGAAACGGATTAACAATCGAATCAAAATTCAAATCAATGGAAACGACGTGACCCCGTTTCGATGGGGCAAACCACACTTCTGCGACGTCAGTCACTATTTCCATACCAGTTTCGTGACGTCTCCGGACATATTTATGTACCCGTTCTGTGTCACCACTAATTTATTTCAGCCCACTGGATCACTCAACGCGAGTCGGGTGTCGAGCCTCAGAATCGTGTCGGAGTCGCTCCCACTGACCGACACGATTTGGGCGCTGAATCTGAACGTGCTCACGATCGACAAGGGGTGCTGCGGTTTACGCTTCGCCAATTAGGTAACTTACTTAGTTCTATCTCAGTTCCGCCACCACACAACGGAATTAAAATAGGGCTTTACATTAGACGTCAGATGGTGAAGAATTTACCTAGCGTCGAGCGATCTCAGAAGATTCGCCTCGGCAAGTTCACACCAGATGTACAGGCAACGGATACCATCGTGATCAACGCCACGTCAGCCGACATCACCACGTTAGACTCTGGGTTGTACGTCGCCCCGATACGTTACGACGCGACACCCGGTGTGAATGCGAAAACCGTCGGATACGACACGACGACGAAAGAGATCGTGCAGACGTCGTTCCCCGTGAATCAAACCCAAGGATTGCAAGAGGTCACGTCGAACGGGGCGGTGACGACGCTGGGTGTGGAAGTTTCGAATACGCTCACGGCGACGCGAATGCAAATAGGGTCCGGTGCTAGCGCGGACGACATTAACGTGTTCGTCGTGAGAGGTGGGGTTTTGATCGAAGGCAACCTGGTGGCGACCGGGGACACGACGTTCGTGCGAAGCAATAACGTGAGCATCACGGATCCACTCCTCGAGTTGGGTGGGAACAACAACTCAGAGGCGTTCGTGTACGACGTCGGGATCATCATGAACCGCCCGGGTGAGAACGTGGGATTCGCATACCTAGAAAACCGCGACGAACTCACGGTCGCCCTGACGTCGAACACGGCGACGGACAGATTCATCGTGCCGTCGTCCAATCTCTTGACCATGAACGTGGTCGGGGACGTCTACGCGAACGCATTTTTCGGCGAGGGGTCGACGCTGACGAACGTCGCACACCTCGACGATTTCTTGTCCAACGTCACGCGCGTCGAGAATCTCGAAACGTCACTCTCGTCGAACAATCTTCGGGTCGGGTACTTAGAGACCGTGCACGCGAGCAACGCGGTGAGACTGACGACGCTCGAACAGTACCACGACGACAACGTCATACGACTCAATCTGTTGTACAACCTTCAAGCGTCGAACGCCGCGTTCTTGAACACGCTCGCGTCCTATCACAGCAGTAACGTGACGCGGATATCCAATCTCGAAACGTGGCTCGACGACAACAGCGTTCGGATCACGAATTTGTCGAGCAATCTCGCGGACAACAGTGCCAGGATTTCATTGCTCAACACGTGGCTCCAAGACAACTCCTTCCGTATCACGACGAACTCTGATAACCTGTCGAGTAATCACTACCGACTGACAAACGTCGAATCGAACCTCATCGCGAACTCGAACAGAATCACGAACCTGAGCCTCGACGTCTACGCCATCGACGGTCGCGTCACGGTGTTGGAAAGCGAGACGAGTAACATACGAGCCGATCTCACGTCCAACGTCACCATACTCAACACCACGATCGACGAACTCGACAGCAACGCCTCGCGCGTCACCACGCTCGAACTGACCAAGGCGCCGATCAACAACCCAATCTTCACCGGCATCATCACCGGCGACGGCGGCGGTATATCCAACGTCGATCTTCAACACGTGACGAGTGATGGAAACGCCACCACGGACACAGTCCGATTCACGTCCCCAACGGTCGCGTTCGTCACAGACTCCACCGTCGGCATAGGCACCGACGATCCGGACACGAACTACTCGCTTCACGCCACGGGTAACATCAAGGTGCAGTCGAATGTCGAAGCCACCACGTTCGTCGCCCCGGGCACGCACATCAACCTCGACGGGACCAACAAATTCACCGGGAACACGACTGTGTATGGGAATCTGAATGTATTTGGAAACGTCACGTACCTGGACACCGAAAACGTATACGTGAAGGATCCCATTTTGGGGATAGGGAACCCGGGTGCCCAAGACAGCGGTGTCATCGCCATGTCCGGTGGTCCGGGCTCCAACGTGGCGTTTGGATACAACAACACCGACGGAGAATTCATCATCGCGTTTACCGATGACGGTCCGCTCGGCGTGACACTCACCCCCGATCCCTCTAGGGACTTGAACGTCCACGTCTACGGGACCTTGTACTCCGCCAACGGCTTCGGGGTGGCGAACACGAATCCCGTGAGCGGCATCTACGCACTCTCGATCGGACAGAACGTGTTCGCGAAACACAACGGCGATTTGATCTCCATCCGATCCCTCGCCGACACGGGCATTTACACCTCGAACGTCACCACACCCGTGATTGAATCCACCGGCACAAATCTCGAAATCACCGCACCCAACACCGTCATCATGGGAAATCTCGATGTTCGAGGTGCGACGACGATGGTCAGTACCACCGATTTAATCGTCAACGATACAGTCATCGATCTGGCAAACAACAACACCCTGACGTCGGTCGATCTTGGGATTCGCATGCGACGCCCGGGCGCCAACGTGATCATGACGTATCAAGCGTTGAGTGAAGAGTTGGCGTTCGCGCACTCGGTGACCGGGGTGACCCCAGACCCGACGAAAACCATGAACGTGCACGTGTACGGAAACCTCGAGGTGAACGACGGAATCAACGTCGGGTCGAACGTGATCATCAACGATTTTGCATCCAACGTGATCGACGTCGACGGCGCCGTCGCGGCGTCCATTTACTTCGGCGACGGTGGGTTGCTCTCGAACATCACGCAGACGCTGCAAGGGATCAGCGAGATCGGCGCAAACACCGATCAGACCATTTTTTTCACCAACGTCACGACCGGGATCAACGTCACGACGTCCAACGTCGAGGTCGGGGGGTACTATTTCGGCGACGGACAGTTCATGTCCAACGTCGCGAATCTGGTCATCCTTCAATCGAACGTGAGCATACTCAACCAAAATATCGACTCAAACGTGTCAGATCTCCGAACCGATCTTCAGAGTAACGTGTCCATTCTGAACACCAACATTAGCTCGAACGTTTCGGACTTGCGAACCGATCTTCAATCGAACGTAAGCATACTGAACACGAACATCGCCTCGAACGTGTCAGATCTCCGAACCGATCTTCAGAGTAACGTGTCCATTCTGAACACCAACATTAGCTCGAACGTTTCGGACTTGCGAACCGATCTTCAATCGAACGTGAGCATACTGAACACGAACATTAGCTCGAACGTTTCGGACTTGCGAACCGATCTTCAGAGTAACGTGAGCATTCTGAACACGAACATCGCCTCGAACGTTTCGGACTTGCGAACCGATCTTCAATCGAACGTGAGCATACTGAACACGAACATTAGCTCGAACGTGTCAGATCTCCGAACCGATCTTCAGTCGAACGTTCTGATACTGAACCAAAACATCACATCGAATGTCTCCGACCTTCGAACAGACTTGAACCAAAACATCGCCTCGAACGTGTCCGATCTCCGAACGGATCTTCAGAGTAACGTGTCCATTTTGAACACCAACATTAGCTCGAACGTTTCGGACTTGCGAACCGATCTTCAATCGAACGTGAGCATACTGAACACGAACATTAGCTCGAACGTGTCAGATCTCCGAACCGATCTTCAAAGTAACGTGAGCATTCTGAACACGAACATCGCCTCGAACGTGTCAGATCTCCGAACCGATCTTCAGAGTAACGTGTCCATTCTGAACACCAACATTAGCTCGAACGTGTCCGATCTCCGAACGGATCTTCAGAGTAACGTGAGCATTCTGAACACGAACATCGCCTCGAACGTTTCGGACTTGCGATCCGATCTTCAGTCGAACGTGAGCATACTGAACACGAACATCGCCTCGAACGTGTCAGATCTCCGAACCGATCTTCAAAGTAACGTGAGCATTCTGAACACGAACATCGCCTCGAACGTGTCCGATCTCCGAACGGATCTTCAGAGTAACGTGTCCATTTTGAACACCAACATTGGCTCGAATGTTCTCATACTCAACCAAAACATCGCGAGCAATGTGTCTGACATTCGAACCGACATCCAGAGTAATGTCTCCATCATAAATTCGAACGTCGACCTGAAGGCGGACATCCTGGACCCGACGTTCTCGAGTAACATCACGGTCAGCAACAATCTCGTCATGAGCGACCTGACCGCGACCAGAGTCGTCTTCGTCGGCGCGAACAAAGAACTCACCGACGACGCGGCGTTGACCTTCGATTCGTCCACCCTCACCGTGGACGGTGACGTCTCTGTGTCTGGGAATCTCACGGTGGAAGGGACGGTCGTGCAGTTAAGCACGGTAAACACCATCGTCAACGACGCCATCGTGGAATTGGGGAACAACAATTCTTCCGATACGCTCGACCTTGGAATTATCATGACCCGACCGAGCACCAACGTCGCCATCGGGTATCGTGGCGACGAAGCCGAACTCATGATTGGACACACACTCTCGGACCCGTCATCCGCCGATTTGGTTCCAGATTCCGCTAACACACTCGCGGTGCATGTGTACGGTAGTCTGGAAATCCAGTCTACAATCACTGGCGATGGACAATTCCTCTCGAACGTTGCGAATCTCGTCATCCTTCAGTCCAACGTCAGCACACTCAACCAAAATATTGGGAGCAACGTCTCCGATCTCCGGACTGATCTTCAGAGTAACGTGAACATACTGAACACGAACATCGCCTCGAACGTGTCCGATCTCCGAACGGATCTTCAGAGTAACGTGTCCATTTTGAACACCAACATTGGCTCGAATGTGTCCGACCTTCGAACAGATCTTCAATCGAATGTGAGCATACTGAACACGAACATCGCCTCGAATGTGTCCGACCTTCGAACAGATCTCCAGAGTAACGTGTTGATTCTCAATCAAAACATTGCGTCCAACGTCTCTGACCTTCGAGCGGACATCGCGTCCAACGTCGGCTTCATCAACTCGAATGTGGATCTGAAAGCGGACATCCTGGACCCGACGTTCTCGAGCAACATCACGGTCAGCAACAATCTCGTCATGTCCGATCTCACCTCGACCCGCGTGGTGTTCGTCGGCGCAGACAAACAGCTCACGGACAGCTCGACCCTCATTTTCAACTCGGACACGCTCACGGTGGACGGGAACGTCGTCGCCGACGCGATCTCCATCGGACGACCGAGTGTCACCGGCTCCAACGTGTTGGACATCAACGGGTCGGCGAACGCGCTCGTGTATTACGGCGACGGTGGGTTGCTGTCTAATATACGGACGGACCTGGAGTCGGTCATCATCGAAGGGAACACGACCTCGAACGTCGTCCAATTCATGAACGCGACGACGGCGTTCATCACCAACCTCACCTCGAACGTCGTCATGAACATCAATCAACTCAATAACGTGACCATCACCACCGCAGATCTGGTCGATCAACAAATTCTCCGATACAACGCCGGAAACGGACAGTGGTTCAACAGCGACACCGATCGGAACTTCATCAGGGTGTACAACGGTACAGGCACGGACATCGCAAGGGGCAAAGCGGTGTACATTTATGACAGCCACAACAACAACGTGTCGAACGTCGCACTCGCAAAATCGGATGATCCGTCCACCATGCCGAGCGTCGGCATTACGTTCAGTCTCATCGCGAACGGTACCGAGGGCTACGCGGTGTCCTACGGCAAGGTACAGGGCGTGAACACAAGTGGATTTCAGGAAGGGGAGACCGTGTACGTGAGCAACGTCGTCGCGGGTGGGGTCTCCAACGTCAAACCATACAGCACCATCAACAGTGTCGACCAGATTCAGAACATCGGGATCTGTGTCAAGGCGGACACGAACGGGGTCGTGTTCGTCACGGGTGTGGGTCGTTCCAACGACATTCCGAACGCCAACGTCGTGACCTCGAACGGGGATCTGAACTACGTGTACGTCAACCAAACCAATAACGACATGTTAAAGATTGGACCGAGCAACCTCCTCACCAAACTCCAAACGCTGACACAGGTGGTCAACACGGGCAACACGACCTCGAACGTCGTGCAATTCACGAACGCGACGACCGGTCTGGTGGCGACGTCGAACGTACAAGCCGGTGCATTTTATGGCGAAGGCTCGACCCTCAGTTTTACGTCGAACGTCTTCTTGGATGAGGGGTTGGTGGTCAACAGAAATTCCGTCGCGAACAAACAATACGCCTACACCGGATCCATGACGTTCTCGAACGTCGGCGTCACCTTCAGCACGAACGTGTTCAGCGCGAAGATCACCGCACACCTCATACACGACGACGACGAGGTGAGCACCTTACAGATCGATTGTTGCGGTGGGTCGAAGAACGGCACCTCCGCACACAACATCGTCGCCGGCAAGGTGAACAAATTCGGCGTCGCCTCGAGCTACCCGTGGAATCACGAGGTGACGACCACGCCGACGCAAATCATCTGGGAACCCGAACAAACCGGGCTCACGAATTACGATTACGACATACACGTCGAACTCCTGTCCAGTCACCCTTCCGCGGGGGTGACACAAATCACCGAGGCGGGAAGTGCGGTCAAATATTTCTCCCACTAAGTATAGAACATGACGACGAATATTCAGTCATTCGCCGGTGACGTGGAGATTCCAGGAAATCTCCAGGTCAAGCGTTTGACCGTCGAGGACGCCATCACGGCGCTCGGGGCGAACAACACCGGGCTGTCGAACGTCGGTCTGTTGCTGTCTCGTCAGGCAAACACCCCGAACGTCGCCGTGTATTACGATGAGACGACGAACGAGCTGCGCATCGGACACACGTTCAAGGGTGGGAACGACACGGTCATGGAAATTGATTCCGCCAACAACGTCACCATGAATGTTTTCGGGGATGTCGAATGTAACTTTATCCGCGCCGACGGGGGGTTGTTGTCGAACATCGCCTCCGATCTCCAATCGGTGACCACGTACGGCGCGAACACCGATTTCACGGTCACGCTCTCGAACGTCACGACCGGTCTCATAGTGGACTCGAACGTCGTCGTCACCGGAAACATCACCGCAGGTTCGTTCATCGGCGACGGTTCGCAGTTGGATGGGATCGCCGCGAACTTTGAAGAAATCATCATCAACGGGAACAACACGGCTAACACGGTCGAGTTTCGAGACACCACGTTGAGCCTCCTCACATACGGTTCCGTCGGCGTGAAGAACACGGCTCCAGGACACGACTTGTCCGTGGGCGCCAACCTCTACGTCGAAGAGTTGGGGAGTAACGTGCTGACCGTCGAAGGCAACGTCTCGGCACACAAAATGACATTGGGGACGATTGAAATTACCCCCGCCTACTCGCTTCAACAGGTGACCGGCGTCGGGAACTCCACCTCGCTGACCGTGGAATTCACGAACACGTCAACGGCGTTCGTCACGGATAAGATGGCGGGCATCGGCATCGCGCCGTCGTCCGCGGACGTCGGTGTCAGTGGGTTACATGTAGATGGTCACATTCGCTTGGGCGGCGCCGCGGGCACGGACGAAAACCAAGATCTGTACATCAAGACCGCCGCGCAGTTACAAGTGCACGCCAACGATAGCGATCTGGACGAATTCTACACAGGCGCCGTTTTAAAATCGGGAGTCTCCAACGCGGGTTACATCAACGTGTTCGGCGCGGCGACCGACACGAATTATCAATACATCGCGTTCGGGGTCAAAAACACGGAGATGATGCGGATTAACAATTCGGGTAACATTGGCATCGGAACGGGCGCGCCTTCGTACAAGTTGGACGTCAGTGGGACGTCAAATGCCAGTGCCTATTACCAAAACAGTAAACTCGTTCAGCCCCAGCGCAAATGGGACATCGATCTCACCGCCTACTCGACGAGTAATTTTTACCCCGTGGAATTGAAATCGTCATCGTTGTTTCCTGAACCATTCATGGAACCCGTCCATTTTAAGGTGTACGGATCTTCGTTGGCTGGAAACGATTCATACAACGAGAACACGCTCGTCGGGTACGCGCGCGGGGGCGGATGGTCTGATCACCAAGCCATGTACGACGTGCACATCCGAAGATATGAACAAGAGATTCGCACGTTGGGCGTGTACACGGGTGCCACCAATTACCTAGACGTGGTGATTTACGTGCGCGGTGGATACAAATACGCCGTACTCACGGACGCGATCAACGTCGTCGCTCACACGGGCGCGACGTCGTACATACCAGACTCGACTGGGTCGGTCTTCGCCGTCAAGGACGTCGACGGGAACGACGTCAGCGGGACGTCCGCGAACGTCGTCTTGCAAGTGGATTTGACGGACACGAGTAAAAACGTGCAGCGATACACGAGCGGTTCGACGTACGTCACGAACAGCCTCAACATTGGTAACTCGACACACGTGCCCAACGCATCGTTGGTGACGGGTGACTTGAACACGATGTTAGGCTCATCCACGGCTTTCATGCACAATCTGACCTACGATTCGGGGTGGAAATACGTGAACGCGAACGATGGTGGTTTCGCTCTTCGTTTTGAGAATAGTCGCATGGAATTCATGCGCGCGGGCACGGGAGGTACCGCCGGTGGTGCCGCGACGATGTCCTACGACATGATCATCAGCAATACCGGGAACGTGTGTATCGGGGGCAATTTTACACCGTCGTACAAATTGCACGTTGAAGATACCATATACAGCGCCAAAACGCTCGCCCCGGGAACGATCAGCACGTCCGTCACGAGGAATGACGCGAAATTTTTGATGTACGACATAAACTCGACGAATTGGTCGGGTATGGGAACCGACTCGGCTGGTCGCTTTTGGCTCACGACGGGTACTAACGGGACGCGCGAATTGTTCGTCATGGATGCTGGGGGCAACGTGGGGATAGGGACACAGAACCCTGATAAAGGGAATCTGAGTGTTTACGGGCTCGGGGCTGACCCATACTTTACTGGGTTCAGTGAGGGAAATTACGCAGACGCTACTGATTTTACGGGTCTTGCACACTTTCATAGTAGTGGTTCGCACGGTGTCATTCGAATCTCGAATAGCGTGAGCAAGACCGGTTCGACTCGAATCGATTTCAACACCACACTCGGTGATTATTGGGGACTTAATAGTTCGTCTGCCAGTTATTTCAGAGGTACAGCTCCGACCGCTGGTCGTATCATGGTTCATGGGGAAATTGACAATAATTACGAAGATTCATACATGACTTTTCACACGTGTCGTGATCTGCGCGTAGATGGTCAAGGGGGTACCGGTAACCTATACGAGCGCATGCGCATTACCTCAGAAGGCTACGTGGGGATAGGGACGAGCCCCCTCAACTACCTTCACGTCAACGCACCGAACCCGTACGTCGACGGACTCTCCGTCCAAGGCAATGACGTACAAATGGTCTTGGGGAATAGGCACGGTGGCATCACGAGCGCGACGATTCAGGTGTTCGGTACCGTGACCTCATCGAAACCGACAACGGCGTCCAATAAATATACCCTAGAGTTGAATCCGCTCGGTGGGGAGGTTCGCGTCAACACATCAAGTGCATCCGCCTCTGTCATGACTGTAGGAAATCACTCCATCGGGAGTGATGCCCTTCAGACCCTTTACTTAAACGGTCGCAGAGCGAACGCCGATGGTGCTTTCGCACAATTGTATTTCAGGAACAGTAGCGACACGGGTGCAAAATATGCCGCTATACAAGCGGAACGAGAGGGGAACAATTTCGGTACAAAGTTGCGATTTTTTACACACGATACGTCGGGTAACTTGATTAACGGTTTGACGGTGAATCAAGCCGGGCAGGTGGGCATCGGATCGTCCATCCCCGGCGCTGTTTTGGACGTGAATGGCGTCGTGGAATCGCCAATCTGCAAAAGAAACGGTACAGCAGCGACGACTACGTATAATTATATCTTGAATGGTCCCCGACCCGGTGAGACCGGTGGCGGTGCGGTGCATTTCATTAATGGTTCAGGTCGAACCGCCGATGGCGGTGCATCTGCATACACCATACGAAATGACGCCGGTGTTTTGAATTTGGGTCACGTCAACAGTGGTACGAGGCTTTTAAACCAGGAAACTTATTGGGTACGCGGTGGGCGAGTAGGTACTACGATTGTGGGGGGGGGTGTTTACAACGCGTCAGGTGCCATCGTAGTTCCGTATAGTGCGCTGCAGGGATGGACTGGTCAATGGAACGCGACAACCAACGAATACACGTGTCCATTCAGTGGCGATTATTTGATCAGCGCCAGTTTCATGGCGTATCCGAGTTCTGCCAACGTTTTTTTTGCGTGGATGCAAATACGACGAAAAGACTCTTCCGGCGTAGTACAAGACTGGGGTGAACAAATTTCCATGGATTATGTAGACCATACTACTTATCGTCCCTTCACTGGCACGCAGTCGCATGCCTGCAGTGCAGGAGACAAAATCGATGTGGTATATTATATCCAGTCACACACCAATCAGACTGGGTATCACAATTTACACGCCCATTGGGGTGGGATATCTATACACGCCATGCGTCGAACCACTTTATAAAATAATATGATTATATCACATGATCGTGTCACAGAACAACCTCACGTTCCGTGACCGCGTTCCCATCGTACGCATTGCGAATGTTTCTGGTCATTACACGGGAAAAATCGTCGTCGACATGGTGAACGAAGGAAGTGTCCAAGAATTTTACTTAGAGTACGAGAACGTGGATGGGCAGTGGTTGGCATCGAATGCGTGTGCCCATTGCATCACGGGCTATGTAGAGCACAGCAAAGTTGTTGGCGTGGAACGAGTCTACGGTGTTGGCGACGACGAAGATGCGCTCGCGTTCGCAATCCGCATGAACGACGATCAAGAAAGGACGGCGAACGTCGAGGTCACGGTCATTGGTACCCACGACGACGGTGTCATCACGATCCCGACGAACGTGCCCGATGGTTCCACGTTCACACCGTTCGATGAAGGGTACAAACAAAACGGATTGATGAACGAGGTTGGACGACTTCAGAAATACCAGGATATTTTTTCCAGTCTGTAATATATACAGCAAAGCATCGATGGGTCTCACCGTGAACGATCCACTCACGACAGTTTTCGGATTCGAGCTCTCGTCATATTACATGAGTCTCACGGGATTTCGCGTCGATCACAAGGAGCGTCGAACCGAAGACGATAAAAAGTACGCGGTACACACGTCTTTTCTCATTTGGGCGTCCAAGGAGGCGAAGGATGCGAACAGTCCGAACATCTCCGAAAAGACGATCAAATTGGAACTCGAAGAAGCCCCGAACGGGAACGTGTACACGCTGCTCTACGATAAAGTCAAGGAAGATCTTACCAATTACGTGGATGAATTGTAATCGAAATATTTTTAGTGGTCAATAATAGACATGTCCCTCAGCAGCGACAACGTCGGATATCTCGACATATCCAATGCGATTCTCAGAGTCGGTACACTCGACGTGGTCGGTTTACAGGGAGTAGACACAGTCACGAACACGCTGCGCGCGAACTCCGTCCTCGTCTACGACGACATGGGCACGGACATCGCGACCCCACCTTTCACGATCGGCGCGGGCGTCAGTCGATCGACGTCCCCGACCGAAATCGATCTTCGATACGCGAGCGGGAACAATTTCATGTACAAGGGGATCAAACTTCCCAATTTCTTCGTCGGCGAGTTCGAACTGTACGCCGCCGACACCGCAACCGGGAACGTGTTCTTGCAGACGTACACCGAGAGCACGACGTCCTACGGGAACGACGGGTACGAATTCATCTTCGATTGGCAGTACAACACCATCACCCTGAAATACGACGGCACACAGATCGCTCAGGGCACGTCCGTCGGGCTCACGGACTCCGCGTGGCATCGCATCTCCGTCGTGTACGATCGAAACGTGTGGACGGTGTCCGTGGACGGTCTAGTGAAATTAGTCCTGGACGACACCGAGCGCGCCGCCGTGTACGAAAACCCAACCACCGGACAGTACCTCCGCTTCGCCACGAACTCGGGCACGAGTCGCAAGATTCGAGCCATCAAATTCATGAACGGCTCGTACTGGTCCCAAAGTAAGCTGGGGCATCTCTCGTACACGAACGGCAACGTCGGGATCGGGACGTACGCGCCGACGACGCACAGGTTTCAAGTGTACGGGAGTGCGAAGACCCAAAACCTCGACGCAACGTCCGTGGCGATCTCGGACACGACCGCGTCGTCAAGCACGTCCACGGGGGCGCTGACCGTCGCGGGTGGGATCGGGGCGCGCGAGGTGTATTCCGGGAACGCGTACTGCTCGAACGTGTTCACGCAGGTGTCGCAGAATGGCAGCAGCGGTGACAAGTTGACCACCGTTCGCGTCAACGAATTTAACGACTCGGGTAGTGACAGGTGGTGGAAAGTCGCGACCCTGTTTGCGGGCGCGGGTGGTGCGTGGTCGTACATTCGCGGGATCATCACCATGCAACGCGTGAACGAATCTTATCGCACGTACGAGTTCGGTGTGTGGGGTGTGCCTTCAGCCCCCGATAACACGTTCATCTACACACCCGTCAACGTCACCGGCGACATCAATTACACCAACCAGAATTACCTCGCCATTTACAACAACACGTCGAACAGTACGGTGGACGTGTACATCAAGGTGGCGACGTACGGTCGCGTGAAGATTGAGTTGGATTACGCGAACCTCACCGCCTTGTATTTACAACCGAACTGGACGACGACCGAACCGACGACGTCTGGGACGTACATTCTCAAGTATTGGCCGCCGACATCGAAAAATTCCCTCATCACCGCGAACAACAAACTCGGGATCAATGTCAATTACCCCTCCGAGGCGTTACACGTCGGCGGGAACATTCGATTGGGTGCTCCCGTCACCGACGGCGACGACAACGCCGACTATTCCATTCGAACCGCGGGTCAATTAGTAATTCGCGCGAACGACACGAGCGATACAGATCCAGACTACAGATATTTCAATCTCGTGTGCGGACCGACGTCGAACAACTCGAACACGACGGCGATTCAGTTGGGGAGTTTTAGTGATCGCACCGTCCGAACGTATTGCGAAAACTACGTCATCACGAAACAATCCACCACGAACGGTGGGCAATTGATGGTGTATTCGAACAGTGGGATCTCTTCGAACGTGTGCGTGCAGGGCGACGGGAACATCGAACGCACGTACACGTACAACAATGTTCGGTATGCCGGGGGCATGCACTTGTCGGGTGGTACAGTATTACCGCTCTATGATGGAGCAGTCGACACGGCGTTTCGCGTCGATTTTGGGAATAACACCTACCGCTGGAATGGCATCTATGCGAAGTCTGCCAATTTTTTCAGTACAACCGCCATATCGGCGACTGAGACCATGGGTACGATTGGTCGAGTTGTATCCACACCAACGGGACAGAACGCCACATTTCTGAATTTCTCACAAGCTTATGAAGATTCGAGCCAAGCGGGGTGGTTCGGTTGGTCGCAAAAGATTTCGTCCGTCGTGGACTCGACGACACACGCCGGCATACGTTTCAACGGGTACAACAATCCCAAAGGTTTGTCGTTCGAGACGGGTGGTACTGCTGACAGCTCCCCCCTCAATCTCAAGACCGTCATGCACCTCGACGCGAACGGATCCGTGGGGATCGGGACGGAGGATCCGTTCAATTATGGGTATGCAGTCTATTCCGATGCCACACTCGGCGGGTTACACGTGCGCAAAGACGTCTACTCACAAGGCAATGGGTACTGGTGTCCAAATCACACGATCCAATCGAATCACCAATTCTATGGGAAGATATATTACTATTCTGGGGAATACGCCGGAGGTCCGTTTATCACGTCGGGGATGATGATTCAAAATCTCTCGACGTCCGATATCGGGTCGGTCGGTAATTATTCCCAGCGATTGGTGTTCAAGACGCACGATTACGGGACGTACGGGGGAGGCTTTGCCGATTGCGCCATGGCGTGTAGCTCGAGCGGGAAAGTGTCGATGCGCGGATACACCTACCAGACACCCCTGTCCAAACTCCACGTCGAGGATAACGGGGTCGCGTTGACGGTGGCCGGGACGCGCGATGCATATACTACGTATAGTTACATGCGTATTGGACATCCGTGGAATCAATCGTACAACGATTATTGCTCGTTATTCGAAAGTTTCAACGACTGGTCGGTCGATTATAAAAGTGCGTTGAAAATTTACACGCACACGGCTGCCAGTGAAGCGGGTGCCGGCTTCAACATTCTCGGAATAAATCTCCGAGACGGCTTTGTTGGACTCGGTGGTAACATAAACACCAACTACAACGTGGACAACAGCGGTGGCAATGGGAGCTATCACGGGTACAAGTATGTGTTGAAAGAGGCAGTTTACGGCTATAACTGGTGGGAGTTGGGCACCGGTGATAACGCCACGTACGCACTACATAACACCGTCTTCGGTGTGTGGTGGGGTATGGCGTGGAAGGATTACGCGGGGACCGTTCGCCAAGTCTTGAACTCACGCAACGGAGATTTTACGATTGCGGGCACATCCTACGCCGCCGCGTTTACCGTGGCGTCCGACGATCGCGTCAAGGATTTCGAAAAACCGCTCCATCTGGGCACGGAGACTCTGCTGAAACTCAATCCGCAACACTACCACAAGCGCGACAAATTGGAGTTGTCCACCAAGGTGAAATACCGCGAAGAGTTCGGTCTCATCGCCCAAGACGTTTATTATGACGCGCCCGAGCTTCGCCCGTTGGTGCATTTGCACTACGACGCCAATCCGTCGCCCGAAAAACCCGTGCGCGACGAAAACATTCAGATCGACCCCCCGTACGACGATTGGGGGTCACAGATCGCCTCGCTCGAACTCAAAGGGCTCATCCCCGTCGTGATCAATTCAATCAAGGAGATTGTCACCGAGAAGGACGCGGTTAAGACCCGGGTGACCGACGTGCCGTTCTCGAACGTCGCCGACCATCGCGGGTTGGTCGTGTGTGCGCGAGACGACGCGTTCAGTCCGAAGAGTGGCAAACCTCTCGTCGAACTCTCCAGTAGAGTCGCGTGCAAGGCGTGGTACGGGGTCATCACCGGTTCGAACGTGCACACGGACGATTCCGAGACGCTCATCGCGCGCGGCGGCGACGCCAAGGTCTGGATCGTGATGCGGAACGGTGCGAGCGTCGAGAGCGGTGATCTCCTGTGCACGTCCAACGTGCATGGGTACGTGTGGGCGCAGGACGACGATCTCGTGCGCTCGAGCACGGTCGCCAAGTTGACGCAGGGTTGTGATTTCGCCGTGCCCGTGGCTCGTCCGAAAAAGAAGATTCGTCGCGAACTCAGGGACGTCGCGTATTACATCAAGCGGCGATGGTACAAGACGAGCAAGGAGGATCACGACGGCATGCCCGAACACAAGCGTCGTACCTACCTCGAGGATTATTACGAGAAGGTCGAGTACGAGTACCGTCCAAAGGCGGACATGCGAAAAAACGACGACGAGGAGTGGAACGTCGTCGTGTTCGTTAAAGAGCTCAAATACGAGATCAGCAAGGAGACGTACGATTCGCTGTCCGCGGACGCGAAATCGCCGTACCACCCGATCGAGGACGGCTCGAACTACGTGCGCGTCCAGAGACAATTCGCCACACAGGAGGCGTATGATCTGATGACCGACGAGGAACGCGCGGATTACACGGAGTATCAAGCGAAGCCGACGACCATGGACAAGACCGTGGACGAGTGGGAAGCGCTCGAGGATGCCACCGAGAAGGCGAAATACGTGTTGAAAAATCGTCGGGTGTACGAGCGCATGGAGCAGTGGGAATCGAAGGATCCGTTGATCACGAACACCACGGTGGAGACGAAGCAAGAGATGGTGGACGTCCTCGACGAGTACGGTCAGCATATTTACGACGACGATCCCGACGAGACCGAATTGCCGTACGAGATCCGATACCTGACCACACAGGGGATGATCACCACGAGACACAGCGCGGTGTACTACGCGGCACTTTTGAGTTGCACCCTCATGGGTTAAAAATAATCTCGCATGGTAGTACTATAAACCATGAGTGCCGGTATCACGCAATTGCTCGCGATCGGTGCCCAAGACAAGGAAATCACGGGAGATGCGACCGTGAGCTACTTCAGAAGTTCGTTCAAACGTCACACTAATTTCGCCCAGACGGTGGAACGACAGACGATCCAGGGTCAGGTGAAGGCGAACGCCATGTCGACGGTTCGTTTCGAACGCAAGGGGGATCTCCTCTCGTACGTGTACTTGACGCCGCTCACAAATGGAACTCAGGCGAACACCTCGATCTCCGATTGGAGCACCGTGATCGACAAGGTGCAGTTGGTCATCGGCGGGCAAGTCGTCGACGAGCAAGACGCTATTTTCACCCAGCGTTTGGCACCGACGATCATGGCACAAAACCACGTGCAATCGGCGAACGGCAACGTCTTCGGTGGTGCGTTGAACGCGCAGTTCTACCCGCTCAAGTTTTGGTTCAACTCCTACGCCCAGGCGCTTCCATTGGTCGCGCTCCAGTACATGGATGTCGAGATTCGCATCCACTGGGGCGCCGAAGTCGGCGACAAGTGGGAGGTGTGGGCGAACTACATCTATCTGGACGGACCCGAACGCGAGTACTTCGCGAGCCAGCCGTTGCAATACCTCGTCACCACGGTACAAAAGTCGTTGGCGACGAGCACGAAGGTTCACGAGTTGAACTTCAACCACCCCGTCAAGGCGATCTGTGCGGCGTCGAGCACGGGCGGTTCCGTGGCGCTCGCGGGCATCACGAACCGCTTGAAGTTGCAGATGAACGGGATCGACGTCGGTGATTTCCGATTGGCGCAACCACACTTCACGCAAGCGGCGGCGTACTTCCACTGCCCGTTCGCGGACCGCGCCAATCTTTTGGACAACATCATCATCATCCCGCTCTGCTTGGACACCTCGAAGGGACACATCAGCACTGGTTCGGTCAACTTCTCTCGACTCGACAGCGCGCGATTGGTCTCTGAGACCGCGACGAGCCAGCAAAACCTGTACGCGATCGGATTCAACCTCTTCGTCGTGAAGAACGGTATGGGGTCCCTCGCATTCGCCAACTAGAGTAAATTTATTCTCTGCAATATTGTAACATGAGATTACACGTCGTCGCCATAATCTTAGCCGTGCTCTTCGTGATCACCTACGACCCCAAAAGCCGCACGCTCGAAAAATACATCATGGGTCCCGCCGCCTCCGTAAAAGCACAGGCGAGTGGTCCCGCGCCGACTGAAGTGCAGTGTAAACATCCACATTACCAGGCGAGAAACTTTGGCGAGCCGGTGTACGATTGTCCTAAAAGTAATTCCAAAATGGGCGCGATTCATTCGGCTTAAAAGGATGTGCAGTAACACAAATAATAAACCATGATTCAAATGGATCGACAATTGCTCACCATGATAGCCGCCATCGTGTGCGTCGCGGCGTGCATCTATCTCTTCAAGGAGATGAAGCAGGCGAAAGACGACGTCGACGGGTTAAAGATGGTCCAGACGAAGATGATGCACATGCTCACGCCTCCGCCCCAGCCGAGACCGTTCGGGATGCCGATGCCGCCACCGCCGCCGCCGTCGCCGAAGGAGAGACAATCGACGTCGGAATCCGCGCCGAAAATCGAAGAATCGGTGGACGAAATCGTGGAAGAAAAATAAGTTCACTCATGGTAGATGAAAATCACGAATCATCATGAAAAAACACAAAGCTATCGCCATACCAGTCACATTCGAAACGGACGATAAGAAGCCACGGTTTCTTACGGTTCGTGATCGCCGGTGGCACGAGTGGATATTCGTCACCGGTGGTTGCCGCAAGCGCGAGATCACCGCACCACTTCGGTGTGCCCTCCGGGAATTGGAGGAAGAGACGCGCGGATGCATGAACTTGCGAAGTGGGTCTTACACGGAGTTTTCGTTCGTGGTGAAGGACAAGGAGGACGGGTTCGATCTGCATTACTCGGTCTACGTGTTCTTCGTGGACGTCAACAACGCCCAGCGTCAGGCGATGGTGAGAAAGTTTTCAGAGGAGAAGGCGAAGATGCAACTGAGGAAACATAATAAACTACCAATCAAGCGAGTGTACGACGAGAACGATTTCATGTCGTGGGACACGCTCGAGGATTTCAACAAACGCAAACAGTGGAAAATGCAGGTGGATCACATTTTGAAAAATCCGGAGTTTTATTCCGCGGTAAGTTCGCAATATAGAAAAACGTTTAACTATGTAAAATGAAGAGTAAGAACTTCATCCTCACCCAAATTAAAAACACAATGCTCGAAAAGGGTCATTCCGAGGCGGACGCCGACAAGTACGTCGACGAGATCAAGGAGAGCACCGTGTACGAGCTTCTGGTGATCAAGAAGGAGATTAAAGCCCCGGAGCCCGTGATCGAGGACGAGGACGAGGAAGAGGACGCCTCGTACTTTCGCAGACTTAGAGGGGTCGTCCGTTACGAGGACTAAGGGCACCCCATGTTTAAACGATGGTGTCAGGAAAACAGACTAAACAACGCTTCCAATCTCTCGCACGTGCTGATGAACGGGGGGAAACTCAGCATACCCGAGGACAGATTGAAAGAGTTCTACGAAGTCTACTGCGACGCGGTGAAGTCGGGTGAAAAACTGTACGTCGTGGAGCAAAAATCCACGCTGTACAATTTTTTCATCGATCTCGATTACAAGAGTAAGGAATCCCTGGATCTTCCAGAGGTGGAGTCCATCGTGAAAGTGATTTGTAACAAGGTGAAAGCGCACGGAGGGAAGGACGCCCTCGTGTGTCTGGCACCACCCAAGAAGGTTGGGAAAGACAAGGTCAAGACCGGCATACACATCAACTTCCACGGGTTCGTGGTCGATCAACGAGCGGCGATCGCGCTTCGACAACACATTCTCATCGCCCTGTACACGGCGAAACCGAGCGTGGAGTGGAGCGACGTCGTGGACTCGTCCGTGTACGGAGACGCGTCGAGGGGTAGCAAAGGAAGTGGTTTTCGAATGCCGTGGAGTCTGAAACGGGCGCGATGCGACGACTGCGGTGGCAAGGGGTGTTCGGTGTGCGACAGCCTCGGTCGGGTCGATCAGGTGGCGTACTTACCCGTGTACATTTACCGTCACGGTCCAGTGCTCTCCATGCTTCAACGAATCGAACAGAACCCAGACCCGACGACGCTCGAGATGTCCTCCGTGCGCTCGAGCGCGACGACACACACGACCGTGCAGCCCCCGAACACGGCGTTCAAGGAGGGATCTTTCACGAAACACGAGACCAATGACGAATTCGCCGATGAAGACGCCATAGCGGATCTCGAGGCGTTCGTGCAGAAATACATGGAGGGGCAGGCGAGTTCGCGACTGACCAAGGCGTACAAACAAAAGAATGGAAATCTCATCGTCGCGACGACGAGTCGGTACTGCGAGAACACCGGTCGCGAACACGGGGGAAATCACGTGTGGTTTTTAGTCACCGGCGACGCGGTCATGCAAAAATGTTTCTGTCGATGCGAAACCTTGGTGGGTCGTCAATTTGGATTTTGCAAGGATTTCACCGGTAAGGAGTACAAACTCACGTCGGACGTGAAGAAGGCGCTGTTCTCGGGCACCGACGACGCGCCGACGACGAAGAAATCCGCACCGAAGAAGCGGCGTCCACCGCCGCCTTCGAATTTTTCAGACGTGAAATCTGAGATGGAAACATTCATTCGAAAATATTTTTCGGGACACGAGAACACCAAAGTGGTCGAGGTGTGTAAAAAGGGGAGTCGGATTTTGATCGCGACGAATTCGAAGTTTTGTGCGAACAAGGCGACCGATCACGACAAATTTGTCAGTTTCACCGTGGACAAGTCGGGTATGATTCAGCAGATGTGTGGATGCAGGAACATGCAGAAGATGAAACTGTTTGCGAGTACGATGGAAAAACTCAAAAAAAAATAGACTTCATGTAACAGAGATGGCACTGTACCTCCTCGGCGCGACTGGGTTTTTGACCTATCTCCTGACCGCACAGCGCCAACGCGTGACCCTCGATCTTCGCGATCTCAAACTCGAGGCGCATGCATTCTCGGGTGTCGACCCGACGGAATTCATGGCGTTCCTAAAAAATCTGGACAAGATCGAATTGTACATCGACGAACCGGACATGGCGTCGTATTTTCTCTACACCGCACTGGACCACTTGAGTAATTTGAAATTCAGTAAGTATGGAATCGAGTTGGATATAGAAGAAATAGTCTCAAAAATAGGATTCGCCGCGGAGCTTTCGATAATGGACAGTGCGATTCGTGAAAAGAAACGTTTCGTGCCTAAGTACTTAAACGAGACCTTCCAATACAAATCAGAGTAAACAAACATGACGACGGCGAGAACGAGATCTGGACGCACTATCAAAAAACCCGAACAAATTTACATTCCAGATCTCGATTTCGCCGAGGATGATTTCTCGGATTCCGAGTACGACGACGACGATATCCTGGACGATTCGGACATCGACACGGAGGACGAGCTGGACGACTCCGACGATGACAGCGATGATGACGAATGTGCCGAGGATGTCGACGAGCTCGGGAACATCGTGGGACTCATCGCGCACGACGACGACGACGAAAGCGATGACGATTCTTACTACGATTCCGAATCCGACGAAGAGGAAGACGACTTTGACGATGAATCGTCGTCGGACGAGGAAGAGGAAGAAGAGATCATCCGCCGGAGGAAGAAATATAGACAGGGTTAAAAGAATTAGCACCCTTACAAATTAATAACATGGAGACAGACATCGGTCAGCCAATCGATTATAATCCTAGTATTCATTTGCCCAAGGAAGAACCGTTACCCGAGCAACAACAGCACTACGAGGACAGTTCTCCCATAGATGAATACATGCAACATCCGTCACACATGTACATGGAACCACCACCACAACAGATGTATTACAGTCAGCATTCACAGCCGATGCAGACACAGCAATTCGACATCACTTCGCTCGACAAGAACACGTACCTGATGGCATTCGTGGCGTTTCTTCTAGGATTCTTCATGGGCAAGACGATGATCAGTCCAGTTATCTTCCGGAACCCCTAGATCATTCCCTGTAAATTTACCTATACGTCCAAACTTTTCACTGTCCCTGAAATAGCCTCGCCCTACCACGAGTGGATCGGTGGTGTTTTCCTCCATCACTTCACTCGCCGAGATCGCCTTGTCTTTCCTGTCTATGTCGAGCGCGTCGCCGTGAATCATCATCGCGTAAAAAACTATGAGTAGGGTGACGACATTGAGTATGATTGAAATAGCACTCATTACAATTACTGTATAAAATTATTCAGCGGTCGGAGCGGCTTCCTCGGTCGGGGCGGCTTCCTCGGTCGGGGCGGCTTCCTCGGTCGGGGCGGCTTCCTCGGTCGGGGCGGCTTCCTCGATCTGTGCGGCTTCGGCTTCGCGCGCCTTCTTGCGCGCCTCGATCTCCTCGGCAACGACCTTGTCGGCTTCGGCGATGAGCTTGGGCATGTCCCAATCGGGGTGCTCAACCTTGAGCTTGTCGACGACTTCCGACGGGTGACTGATCGGCGGTTCGTCCGGCTTGGTGTAATAGGCACTGTTTTCGTCGCCCGGGACGATGTAGTTGCCATCCGGACGTTCGATCATGTTCCGCTTTCTTTCCTCGAACATCTTCTTCGCTTGGATCTGATTCTCTCGGTACGCGGAGAACATTTCTTCGAGCTTGTCGTTGGCGTAATGACTGTCCTCGATGTCCTTCGGTGGCGGTAACAACAGCCATTTCCCGACGTCGGCGACGTAAATGTCAAACGTGCTGTCGGATTTTTGGATCCGTTCCGCGTGCTTCGCCGCTTCGTCGCGAGTGCCGAACACTCCGCGGATTTTCACCGCAAAGTTGTCCGAACGCTGCGGCGTCTCGGGTCCGACGACGGAGATGCAGGCGAAAAGCTGTCCCGGCGGAAGATCGTAGTCTTGTTCGAGGAGGCTCATGGTTGGTTTTTCCTTGTATTCTACCCTATGGCTTTTTCTTTAATTTAAAAAAACAAGCACAAACAAATACACATGGTGCACGAATTCTGGGACACGCAACCACAGGGGTGTGGGGACGTCAAAGTTCTCCAGGCATCTGAAGGTGCGACCGAGCTTCCAGATGGGTACGAGTGGTCCACGTGTCAAACGCACGAATTGAAAAATCTACTCTCCGCGCATTACTTGAGCGACGAAACATCCACGATGGAATATTCCAAAGAATTCATTGAATGGATTCTCCATGGAGATCCGTATTGGAACGTCGCCTTGCGAAAGGGAGGTAAACTCACAGGCTTCATCGCCGGTCGACCGACGAACATAATGTGCGACGAAAAACGCGTGTCCGCGGTGGAGATCACGTTTCTGTGTGTGTCGAAACGTCTTCGAGACAAACGTCTAGCACCGCTTTTGATTCGCGAAGTGACGCGACGCGCGGTGCTCCGAGGCATTCACCAGGCAATTTACACCGCAGAACACGAGCTCCCGTCGCCGCTGGCGAGCACGTATTATTGGCACAGATTACTCAATGTCCCAAACCTGATAAAATCGGGGTTTTATCAGACCGATCGTCCGAATGCTCGCATGTTCGACGTGCACGGAAACTCCATGCTTCGTCGCGCCACACAAGACGACGCCGAGGAGATCCTCAACGTTCTGAAGGCGGAGTCGCACAGTCTACGCGTGTCAAGGGTGGTGGACGAGGATTACGTACAGCGGTTGCTTCGTCTACCGCACGTGTTCGTCGGTGAGGGGAAATTTGTCTGTCTGTACGAAGTCGGCTACAGGAGTGCGACGGGGGCGAACGCGCAGGCGTACGTCTTACACGCCGTGGGTGACGGCGCGCTTCAAGACGCCATCGTGCTTGCGAAGAACGCCGGCTTCGACGTCTTGAACTGCCTCGACGCCCCGTTCACGGGCGACGAGTTGCTCGAGCGTCGGTTCATTCGCGGTGTGGGTGCCCTTCACTACTACCTGTACAATTGGAAACTCGATCGCCCGCTGAAAACGAGCGAACTCGGATTCGTGTTACCATAGTAAGACAGACATGGAGGCGATTCGAAAGCATCACAATCTCGTCAAGCGCGAGCTCATCGCGTTCGCGTGCACACCCGAGTGTCACGTGTTGGACGTCGGGTGTGGGTTCGGTGGCGATTTACCAAAGTATAAATCGGCGGGGGTCACGAATTTGAACATGTGCGACCCCGACGAATCGGCGTTGGTCGAGGCGCGCCAACGCGCGAAGAACCTGGACATGCGTCGCGTCAACTTTTACCACGGGGACATTCACGCCGCACCCAAACGACCGTTCGACGTGATCGTCTACAATTTCAGTCTGCATTACTGTTTCCAGACCAGGGAACTTTTCGAGTCGACGATTCGAGAGATCAAGAAGCGCGTGAAGAAGGGTGGGACGCTCGTCGGTGTGATACCCGACAGCCGTCGGATCCTTTCCATGACACCCTACACGGACGAGGAGGGAAACTTTTTCAAAATGCGATTGCCACACGGAAACGGTGACTTCGGCGAGAAATTGTTCGTGCAATTGGCGGGCGTGCCGTTTTACGACGAAGGACCTAAATCGGAACCGGTGTGTTACTCGGACGTGTTGATCACGTCGTTGGAGAACGCGGGATTTCGGTTACACATGTGGGAACCCCTACAGGGGGCGAGGATCTCACAGATGTACAGTAAATTTTTATTTGTGTTTACTAAGTAAGGATGTTCTTCCCTCTCCTCGTCGCCATGAACGTCATCATTCTGACCCGCACTCGCGAACCACCCCATTTCGTGGAAGTGCGTCGCAGGTACAAGATCCTTCGCGACCACCTTCGGTCGACGAATAATCTCCGGTTCCAAATGCTTTGGGATCCCAAACCCCTGACGGCGTTTCACACGCTCACGGACACGGTCGGTTTCAACACTAACAAGGGAGCGAATATAACACTGTGTTTGCAGGGGGATGCGAACGAAATATTTCACGTCTTGATTCATGAATTAGCACACTGCACCGTGGACGTGTACGATCACAGCGACTTGTTTTGGTCCAATTACAAGGACCTCGCGAAGATATGTATCAGTCTGGGGATTTACGAACGCATCGACGGTCCGACGCTGTTCTGTGGTGAACACATCAGCGACTGACCACGTAGGACTTCGCGATGTAGAAGACGAGAGCGGCGACCGCACCCGTGGCGGCTAAGCCGATCATCGAGCGAGACCCAGCGTTGTCCAAAAAGTTTGGAACCGAGGTCACCAATTTGTCCTGGACCGGTTTACTAATGGCGATGCTCGCGGCGACGCCCGCGACCAGAGCGATTAGTTGATCATCCGTCAAATTCATGAAATTCTTACTCTCCGGCTTGACGGGTTCTTCTTGTTGTTGGGGCATCATCGGCATCATGTGTCCGTGCGCCGGCGCTTGCATTTGCAGACCTTGCATTCGCGGTTGCTGCTGAAGCATCGGTTGTTGTTGGTCCATAAAACCATTGTCTTCCATGACAAGATCGCTGATCGGCGTTGAATCCATCATTCCAGTTTGATGTTGCAACAGATTTTTTTCTTGTTGCACAAACGCCGTCGTCGTTTCCGCTTGGCGCACGCTCGACGTCGACGTCGACGGCGGCGGTTTCGTCGTGTCTACCGAAAGGGACACGTACTCTGAATCATCCGCGAGGTTCACACTTGAGATTGAATCGCTCATTGTTCTGAGATTGATGCCTTATTTTTTCTTCGTGATTTTCAGCGCCGTCTTCTTGTCAGCCTTCCGTGGATCTTCCTGGATGGTGTTGGCGTGAGATGGGTTGTACATTTTCTTGTGTATACTCCAAAACTTAGGCGACCCCACTCTGAAATTTTTCCGCAAATCGGCTTTGTAATAGAATATACAGTCCGTGAGTTTGTTCGACTTGGACGTGTTGTCCAACACCAGGCATTCGTAGTTTTCCGTCGTCGCGTCGAGAATCTTACAGAACATGTCAAACGTCGGCACGATCCCGAAAAAATTTTTCCAAAGACGCTCTCTGTTCGCCAGCACGTTTTCTCGCAACACGAACACGTAATCACAATTAGCGCGCAGACTGGGTGGTAAGTCCATGGAGTACTGCAGGGTCAGGGCGAACCACAGTTTCCAGTGACGTCCGTTCATGAAACATTGACGAATGATCTTGTCCTTGAGGAACGATGGATTATACATGCAGTCGTCGAGCACGACGAACGCGGGTTGGCACTTATTTTTCGCGATCATAGTCTTTTGACGAGCCACCACGCGTTCGAGCGCCTCCTTGTCGTAGTCGCCGTACACGAATAAATCTGGCACGAACGCACCGAAGAACGAATTTCCTTCTTCCGTCCCCGACAGTACCACGCCCGCCGGTATGTATCTCTTGTGATACATCATGTCTTTGAGGAGCTGTGATTTACCCGTGCGACGCTTGCCCACGAAGACACACACGGCGTCGTCCGGCATCGTCTTCGGGTTGAATCGCTTGAGTTGCAAGTTCATGCTCATACTACTATGTGTCACGCAAAGAATGTGCCGACTCTGACGCGAAAACTTTTGTGAGCTAATCGTAGATGTCGACAGTCGGCAGATTGAAATTAGCAGCCACGGGTTCGCTCGATGGCTGGCTCGTCGGCAAACCGTCGTACAGTCACTTCCTGAAGCGGTACAAAAGGAGCACGCCTTTCAGTGTCGAGCAAATCGAGGTTCCGTTCGAGGGTGGTGGGTCGATTGATTTCGGAAAGCACGTGACCGCCCTGATAGATCCGAGTCGCGGCGATCTCATCAGAAACATGACGCTCCGCGTGACCCTGACCGATCCAAAGCCCGATTTCTCGGAGGAGTGGAACAACAATTACTACCCACCCAGCGTGATCAGTCACCTCATAGAGTACGCCGACCTCGTGATCGGGTCGCAAACGATCGAGCGAATCACAGGCGAGTACATTTACATGAATTCTCAACTCACGCTGACATCGGACGACATCGCACAGACGGAATATTTCCTTTCAGGGCACGGGAATTTTCTGTCGTACACGGGACAGTACACGTATTTTCTGGACCTTCCGTTCTATTTTCATCGAATGAGCGCGCTGAGCATTCCGACGGTGGCGCTCACGAAACAAATCGTTGAAGTTAGATTGAAGCTCCGACCACTGTCGGAGATGATCTTCTACGGCTACGTCCCGGGTATCACCGCACAGATCAAAAACATGAGTCTGGACTGCGAGTTCGCGTACGTGAGCGATGACGAACGCAATTACTACATGACGACACCTCTGGACTACTGCATCACCCAACTCCAGAAGGCAGAGTTCGAGATGCCGTACGGCGTGACCGAAAAGAGCGTGTTGTTGAAATTCGAACATCCCGTGAAGGAGATGTATTTCCTGTCGCGGAGCAAGGCGTCGGTCGTGGCGAATTTCCCGAGCACACTGAACCAGATCGAACGGGTCGAGTTGCGCTTTAACAACGAGGTCATGTTCGATCACGACTACAAATACCTCACCTACGAGGTACCACTTCGACGTCACGTGAATTGTCCGATCATTCAGACCGTGTCCACGATCGAGGTCGCACCCGACGCCGATCCGGACATCATCTTCAATCACACCATTCAGGGTTGTTTCGGGGTGTACAGTTGGGCGCTTCGACCCGAAGTCTACTACCCGACGGGGCAGGTGAATTTCAGTCGGGTGGCGCACCAATTGCTCAAGATTCAGATCCGACAGGAGCCCGCGTACGCCGGGTACGACAACATCGTTCGAGTGTTGGCGAAGAATTACAACATCCTCACCATATCCGATGGGATTTGTGGTTTAAAATTCTGATCGCTATTAGTAGGATGGCTGGTCGAACTCAGCTCCAGGTTTCTGGCGAAGGATCGAGAGATTCATACCTGATCGATGACCCAGAATACACACCGTTCAAGGAGTTATTTCACAAACACACCGCGTTCGCCATGCAGACTGTAAATCTGGAACATCTCGGCGAGGGCAAACCCGATTTCGGGCAGACGATTCGCTTCAGACTCGCGTCCAATACCGGGGACGTGCTCACGAATCTCGCGTTCAGGATGACCTTACCACGGACGAATCGATCCGCGACTGGATACGTCGAGTCCATCGGGCACGCGATCATCGAACGCGTCGATTTCATCATGGGCGACGTCGTGATTCAGCGGTTGACGAGTGACGAATTGACCATACACAGCGAACATCACGTCACGCAGACGAAACAGAACGCGTTGGCACAATTGATTGGGAAATACCCGATTCGTTCGGCGGGCACGAGAGTCGGAAGCAAATCCATCTTGTATTACCTCGGAAGTCAAGCGACGACTGAAACGAAATGGATCGTTGACCTGCCTTTTTGGTTTTACATGAAGGAGCATCTCGCCGTGCCGCTGTGCGCGCTCTACAGACAGGAGGTGTTCGTCGAGGTCAAACTTCGAGACTACGCCCCGCTCATCGTCTCCTATCAAAACATCAGCGTAGATCCGGACGTCGACAACGCCACCCGACCGACACTTTCGAGTCCAATCCATCTCGTGGACTTCACGCTCGATGCCGAGGTGATGTTCGTCGACGAGTTTGAACGCTTGAAACTGCAGCACACACCCGTGGATTACGTGATTCACCAGTATCAGAGAGAGATATTCACCGTCCCCGCGGGTGTGAACACGACGCGCGTGCGCACCTCGTTCACGAATCCAGTCAAGGAGCTCCTGTGTGTGATTCAACGCGATGACTTGGGTCAGGAATTGCAGTTCTGTTCACCACTGGATTTCGACAACATCACGACCGACTCTGGAACTGGATATGGAAAATACACCGCGGAAGACGGACAGGTTTTGTATGAAAACCTCAAGAGCATGAGTCTGACGTTCGATGGGACGCCCGTGTTGGACACGATCACCGGGAACGCGCTGTTCCTCAAGGCGGTCATGGGCGGCATGCACCACAGCAAGACCCAACTGATCAGGAGATTTTACAGCTACTCGTGGGCACTCGAACCAGAAAAGGACACGCCGTCAGGGGCGGTGAACATGTCTTTCATCAAGGATCAATTGGTCGATTTGGTGCTTCATCCCAATCCGAATTATTCCAGACAGATACGGATGATCGCCGTGTCCATGAACGTGTTGCGCATCAGTGAGGGATATGGACGAACTTTATTTGACGATAACAGATAACTATGGACTTTGAACAAACAGCCATAGACATCATTACACCGGTCTTGGAAAAGGCGTTCATATTAGCCGCAGAATACTGCGGTGCGTGTGGCAGAGACACGATCACCGCGAAGGATTTCGAGTACGCTCTCAAGTATTGTGCTCGCTATACCGTCGGCGAACACATCGGCTCGATTATTCAGGATGACGACGAGGAGCATGACGGGGACGAGGAAGATGACGACATCGATATCGTCGAAGAGACGGATGAAGATGGGTTCACGAGGTACGACGGTGACGACGACACGTTCACCAGGGTGAATCGGGCGGTCGATACGTGGGGCGAGTGGAATCCAGAATCGCCTGTCGAACGGTATCTTTTTAATGCGATCAATAGTAATGAGCACTTCGTGGGGTAAAGTGGACGAACCCCAAGGGTACGACACCTCGTCAACGAGTTTTAAGTGCTTAGTGGAGGACGACTCCTCTTCGTCTGAAGATTCGGAAGATTCAGACGGTGAGGAAGAGGACGGCGTGGTGGCGGGAGCGATCGTCACCAGGAAAGTTGTAAAATATAAAAAAATTATCACCAAGGAACCTTTGCTCCCAGAGTGAGTATTTTTTTTTTCTCCGCGATCTATATACTACACCCATGTCTGCTCAAGAGTCAGTCGTTCTCGTTGCCCAAGAAGTCGAAGCGCAATCCCTCAATTCGCTCGTCGGCGGCTTCGCTTTCGCGGCGGCTATTTCGTGGGCTGATCTCGCGCGATTCGCCGTCACCCGTATCATCCCGGGTCGCCAAAACGGTTTGGCGCAAAACGCGATCACCGCCCTTCTCACGACGCTCCTGTCCGTGTTGGTGTTCTTGTCCGTGTCTCGCATGTCCAAGCGTGTGACCAAGCCGCAACAACCGACCTTCGCGCTCACGCGCTAAGCATCTTTATCAGGACGAACCCGATGAACAAAATCACGACCAAAGGAACATACTTTTTCCAGTCATAAACACTTCCGTACAAACCCGGAATGTTTATTGGTGGCGGCAGTTCCAGCACGTCCTCTTCGACGACCTTCGGCAGGTTCAGGGTGCGATCGAGGTTTCCCGTGATCTTGAATTTCAACGCGTGATCTTGCGATCGGAAATCACACGGCACGAGTTTGTTGTTCTCTCGACTGAAGAACTGTATTCGAAGCGTGTCCACGGCTTTTTGTGGTCCTCGAATGAATTCGTGCAAGATGATGTCGTCCTGTCCCGAATAAAACATGAATTGTTCGGTCGGATCGACGGTCGTGTTCAATAGCGTGCCCGTGTAGAACGGGGTGTCGGTGTAACAATCCTGATTGAATTCGTCGGACCCGGTGGAAATCTTCAACACGTACATCTTCGTCGCGTGATCGAAATTCACTCGACCCTCCTGATTGATCACGCCATCGATCGATTGTTGATCCGCGGACGTGAATCCTAGGATTTGGTTGGGTGTGGTGCGACCCTTCGCATTCGTGGACCATCCGTCGACACCGGTGTTGAACTTGAACGTGTAATTGTAACTGAGACCACCCGTCGACGCGACGTTTGAAAATTTCAACGAATTCCTCGTCGATCGCCACTCCACCAGATCGATGGTGGTTATCCCAGCCGCCACTATTCGAGCCAACACGTGATCCTTCAACGTCGTGCCGCTGCCGAATTCCCTGTCGGTGAGGGTGATGTCGTACGAACCGGCGTCGGGTATGGCGGTGATGCCGTCCGAGGCGAGGGCGTCAATCTCGATCGTGAACTTGTTGTTGTAATCGTGCACGACGGATTGGTGTGGAATCCTCGCAGAAACGAGCTCGATCTTCGTGACGTCGTACAGGGGTGTCTTCAGGGGCACGACGTAATCGTTCGCCGTGCTGTACAACACGGGATCGCGCTCGCCACTGTCGACGTCTACTGTGAACGCGGTCTGATCCATCTAACATTTAGGGAGATTATAAATGTTAGTAAGATTGCTCATTCACTCACCCCAGATGTAACTCAAGGATCTCGTGTACAGTGCGGGGTGACGTGCTTGGAAATATCGAGTCAGGAACTCGAACATGAAGTATCTTCAGAATTAATTTGCAGACAGCGTGTGCGCGAAAGGATTTTGCGTGAGCTGTCGCTTGGCGAGGTCGAGCGCGTTCGAAGACGCGTACGGGTTCGCATTCCCCTTGTACGCGTTGAGGTCTTGGAACATCGGTCGCTTGTAGTCTTGGGTCCACCCCCCGTTCGCCGCGTTGAAGCGACCGGAGTTGACGTCCGCGCGGACCGTCGTGAGGGCGCCGCCTTGTTGCGACGGGTGACCTCGGACGTTCATGCGACCCGGATTGTTCACGCGACCCGCCATGCCGCGCTTGTCCTCTGGACGCATCCCCAAGCGCATGAGTTCCTCGTTCGTCTTCGCGACGGCTTGTGCCGCGGGAGACACCGTGTAACCACCGTGGAACGAATGAATGCCCGGTTGTGGGTTGTTGACGTGCCAAAACGGATCGGTGTTTGCGTCGCTCTTGAAACGCGTCGGAAGTTGAGGCACGGTCTGCGCGCTGATGAAACGCTTCGCCGCGCCCTTGTCCAAACCATCCGTGCGCATGCCCGTTTGGCTTCGGTTCGTGGTTCGCTTCGTCTTCTCGTGTTCGCTCCTGACGACGCTCGCACTGACCGCCGCACGACCAGCCGTGGGTGGAAGGCGATCGGGAAGGAACGCCGTCTTCTCCGGTCGATTGTTCTGGACGATCGACGCCTGTGTGGCTCGACCGCCGGTGTGATCGAACGCCGGACCGGTGCCACCTCGAAGGGTCGTGAGCCTGTACGCACCGACGTTTTCGGGCATGACGCGGAAGAGCTGCTGGTAGCCACCCATCGCGGGTGTGTTCGCATCCAACCCCAAACCCGGTCCGACGAGTTGACGCTCCACCGGAGACACGTTGCCCATGCGACCGGTGTCATACATGCGGTTTCGCATTTCTAACATCTCACCGCCCGAGCTTCGCTTCTGAGGGGCGACCGTGGCGAAGCTCCCCATTTCACGCTTGCCAAGGTCGTAATCCAAACCATCTTCGACCTCGATTTCTTCTTCTTGCTCTTCTTGGAGAAGCGGGGGCTGCGGTGCATTCTGGGGCGGTTCCGATTTTTCGGACAGTTGTCGACCCGTGTAGACCAAAGCTGCCACTGCGAGGAGAGACAGGGGATCTGCCATCTGTTATTAAATGGCAACATTATTATTTTCTAATTTGATAGCGTTGATCGAAAAGATTGTTCTGGAGTTCGGCACGGCTACTCGCGGGTTCAAAATCCACGGTTCGCAAAGGAAGTTTGCAATCGACGTTCATGAGTGGGTGCAATTGCTGTCTGTAAGGTTCCGCAAATTTCTTGTTGAACGTCTTCGTCGACTGCGGGCGAAGTTGATCGTCCGTCTCGATGTAACGAGCGGGTGCACCCTTGCCGAACATCGCCGGGGCGGTGCCATACAAGAAGGCGTTCGGGCGGACGCCGTAGTTCAAGTTGCTGCTTTGGGGATAGGCAAAGAAGGAATCCGTCGCGGGCTGCGCCGGAAGCGATCCCGCGTCGTCCACGAGCTTGAGTCCGGGCTGGAGTTGTTGCGCCATATATGTTATACGTGATTATTTTTTATCGACGCGCACCGCTCATGTGCAAGCCACTGAACGCCTCGAGTTGCGTGCCTCGCATGTTCGGACTGCACGTTTCCGGGTGCGACCGACACATCGGACCACCCTTGCTGCCGTACAACGCCTCCGCGAACGCCGTCTGGTCACCTGGGAGCGTGCTCACGGGCGCGGTGACGAACTGACGCGCCGCGAATCTCCTTTGGTGCTCTGGAAGCGGGGTTCTGCTACGCCCCGGACCGAATTTGAACGTGTCGTCCATCATTCTGTCGACGAACGGCTTGACGGTCGGGTAATAGCACGCCGGCTTGCGATTTGGTTTGTCGGTATATTCGTGTAGCATGAGATTTTGCATGGGGTTCTCCGGCGTGGGCATCTCGCACGCGAAGTGATCGTTCTCACCGGACATCGTCGGGTAGCCGACCGGACTGGTCACCATGTCGTTCCTGAACATGGCGTACAACACACCCAAACACGTCGCAGCGAGAACGAAAATTCTGACGTCCCGTCTGATGAGATAAAGGACGCACGCGGCATAGATGATAAACCTCGAGGCAGCGTTCACGCGATCGGCTGGGTGCTGACTGGAGTTTGGCCAGAACTGGGACACGCGGTCGGCTCTCACAAGTTCCTTAGGTGACTCGAACCAGGTAGTCATATTACATATCACTAAGATTTATTTATTGAGGCTTCATCATGCCTCCGAGCATGTTACTCATCGCTTTCATCAATGCGTCCTGATCGAGCCCTCCTCCTTCGGAATTCTCCAATTTGTTCGCGCAGTCCTTGGCGATGTTTTCGATCGCCGCCAACGTCTCGGACGGAATGCTGACGATGGTCGTGCCGAGCATGTACAGCGTGCTCAGGTATTGCCAAACGCATCCCTTCGAGTGTTCGCTGATCGACGACCAATTCGTGGACAGATTGAGATCTTTGAGATATTCGCTCTTTTCGAGTTCCTGGAACAAGGCTTCGTCTTTGGACGTGATGAGTCCGACGTACGGTGCGATACCGCTCATGTAGGTCTCGACGCATTTTCTCGGGTTGGTGCTTTTGAGAAGATCGAATTGGGTCATGAACTTCGTGATACCCTTCTCCTCCGGGAAAAGTTTCGAGAGTTCGGTGAGGAAATCTTCCATCATCTGCACAAAGGCACCAACGGACGCCATGATGTTTTGATTGTAATTTTTAGTGTACACAAGTCTTTAAGTTCAGAACGGCTCAGTGCTGATGGATTCTTTCGCACCGACGCCCTGACTGACGATAAAATACACGAGGAGTGCGACGAGCACGGCGGGTTTCGTGTATTGATGCGTCTGAAGGACGCCTTCGTTATTCATCTTCGCCTTCAAGTGAATGTAGCCAGCCGTGATCAGACCGCCGATGACCGCCGCGGACATCGGGTCGCGGAGAGCCTCACTGAGTTCCATTGTTACATGTAGTTAGGTTTTTTTACGCGCGCGTCGGGGGCGTCGTCGAAAAAAGAGGACGGCGGTGCCGTCGGCGCTGGGGCGGTGTTGGCGGGTGGCTGATCCATCTCCGGCTGTTGTTCGTCGCACGGTTCTTCTTCGGGTACCATCGACGGGATGGACGAATCCGTCGTCACGCCTTGAATGTCCTTGAATTCTTGCAACTGCGGCACTGCAGGTTCTGGTTCGGGTGCGACGTCTTGCATCGGCAATTCTTCGGCGTTATTGAGCTCTTCCTCCTGATCCTCCTCCACCTCTTCGGGGTCTTCGTCCTGAACTTCCGCACCCAGATCGATTTCCCTGTCATCGCTCGTCGTGTCGTTGTGCATGTACGTCGACAAGATCTGTTGGACCGGTAACAAGTCTTTCACGGTTTCTTCAATCGCGATCGTGTATCGCTTCGTCAACTGATCATCCCTTTCGTATTCGGACATCTGTTCGTGGTAGATGTACGGATCGCGGTACAGGTTCTTCGCGCACGCGTTCAACACGCTCTGGACGAAAATCTCTTCGGTCGGCACCTTGACCGAGATCTTCTTCCCAGACTCCGGACGAAGGCGCACGGACGACAAGATCTTCACACTCGACACGAATACCGCGGCGAGCAAATCGTTGAACCAATTGCATCGAGCGGTGATTTCCGCCGCGTGCTTTTGGGACATGCTCGAGCTGAAATTTGGAACCTCCTTGAGATACTTCTGGAACATGATGAGCGGCTTGCGATTTTTTGATTCGCGAACAGCTTCCTCGTACATGTCCTGAAACGCGGTGATCAAATGGGGAATCATGATCAAACACAACTGGTCCGTGTATTCGCGCTTCGCTTCGACGAGCACGTTGATGTCCATTTTAATCTGTTCGCAGAGATAAAAAGTCCTGGGTTCACGCGTTCCTCCATTGGTTTGCAATCTTCCTTAGATTCATGAGTGATGGAAACTCGGTCGCGTCGTCGTCCTCCGCGACGTGCTTGTGCGACTTCTTCTTGCGCACGTCCCACGATATGAGCAAATCCGCGGTCGTGACGCCCTGCACATCGAATCCGCCCCTGGTAAACTGTCTGTGCAAGTAACGCGCCGCTGCCTCGACGTCGAACGGTGGATACCCGACGACGAACCCTGGCACTCGCAGCACCACACTTTTCTGCCCCATTTGAACCGCGCGACGTATCTTTCGCTCGAACTGGTCGTAAATGTTCTTGTACAACTCCTTCTTCAGTAAGAGCTTCTTTTCGTCAATCTTACGTATCTCATCTATGAGCATCCTAATTATTGAGCCAATTTATTTTTGACCGCATCGAACTCACTCTTAAGGTTGATCTGCGACATGTCCTGAACGAGTTCGAAATCTAAAAACTCCGCGCCCGACCCCGAAGCGTTTTCAAATGCGTCCACTTTCGACGGGGATTCGGAGTCCAACGGTTGCGAACGCAGGGAGACCACGGTCGCGACATCACCCTTCATGACGAGCGTCGCCGCGACGGAGAACGCGTACGGGAATCCACCGGTCTCCACGCACATGAATTGCACCTTGTACACGTTGTTCGCGCCGGTGTAATACTTCAGTGCCGTGGTCTCGATGATGTGACAGCACGCGCCGGTGCGGTTTTGAATCTCCGCGAGCGTTCTCGTGACGAGTTCGTTCATGATGTCGTTCGAGACCTTCGCTTCGGTCTCTCGCAGAGAGGAGACGTTGTACGCGGGATCCTTAAATCTGATCTGTTCACGTTTTTGGTGTCCAGCGAAACCGAACATCTCTCGGTAGCCCTCCGTCCTGGGTTGCATGGTGGTGAGCGCGTACACAACGAGCACGATGAGCGCGATGACCCACCAATTCATTATATCCTAACGCGTGAAATTTTTTTGAGAAAATCTCGACCCATATATCAGAGAATGTCCCTGCTCCTCTACAGTCCGAAGTGTGATCACTGCAACGATATCATCGAGTTCATTCAAAAGCACCCCGCGCTGAAGTCGCTCGTGAGCTATCACAACATTCACGCCCAACCCATACCCTCGCATTACCGAAATCAAATCACTCGAGTACCGACGCTTCTGACGAAGAACCAAAAATTCCTCGTCGGTCAGGAAATCAAGGCGTGGCTTCGAAGTCTGCTGCCACCCGACGAAATCACGAACTGTTCGCTCCGTGGTTCGTGCGGCGTGAGCATCGACGGCGAAGACGACGGTGATTTGTTCAGTCTGGACGATTACGGCACGTCGCTGGCGGCACCCATGACACCCGAGATTGAAGCAAAAATTAAAAAACAAGTACAGGCGATTCAATATCAGACATAAATAAAGAGTACGATCGCACACGAAGTAGAAGAATCATGCCCGTGCGCTTGACCACCGTTCAAGCGAGTGCTTTCAAATCGACGTTCGAGACGCTCAAGGACATCCTGAACGATGTGAACATCATGTTCCGTCCGTCGGGGGTGTTCATCACGTGTTTGGACACGGCGAGGACGTCGCTCATCGACCTTCAACTCCACGCCTCGAATTTCGAAGAATACGTCTGCGACGAAGAGGAAATCATCGCGGGCGTGAACATCGCGAACTGCTTCAAACTGTTGAAAACCATATCGAGCAACGACGTGCTCAAGCTCGCGATCACGAGCAAGGAGTTTCTGAACATCACCATCGAATCCCAGGACAAGAAGAGCAAGACCGAGTTCGCGCTGAAATTGTTGGACATCAACGAGTCGCGGATCACGCTCCCCGAAATCGCGATGAACATCATCACCACGCTCCCGAGCGTGGACTTCCAACGCCTTCTGCGCGACATGAACCACGTCTCGAGTGGAGAGATCGTCATCACCCGCGAGAAGAATCGCATTCGATTTCAGTGCGAGGGCGACTTCGCGTCCCAGGATACGGAAATCGAGACCGTGGAGACGATCGATGAAAAACTGTCTGGTCTGTTCTCACTCAAGTACCTGAACATCTTCGCCAAGAGCGCGAGCATGTGCAGTTCCATGCAGCTCATGCAGGAAAAGGAAAATCGATTTTTGAAGATTGTGTATAACGTGGCTTGTCTTGGTTCATTATCGTTCTACTTGGCTAGCAAAATCGACTCAGATCAGTAGTGTAGTCCGAGAGTGTCGACGAGATCGAGCTCTGACCGAGCGCGTTTGTAACTTTAATTTTTGGAAAATCAAGCTTCAACACATCTTCATCGAAGAATAGTACATCTCGAATCGCGACGCGTTGATTGTGGAAATCGTATTTTGGACCGGCGACGCGCACGATTTTCGTGGTGACGTCTCGAACCGGTTTGTCGTCTTGGTCGAGAAGAAACGCGTGCGCGATGGGCATGGCGAACGTCATGCGCCCGGTGACGTCCTTGCGCGGTGGGAACGTGTAGTTGATATCGTCCGTCATGAACGTGTACTTGCGCCCGTGGTACCAGTATTTGACACGCACGAGCAGTTTGGTGACGCACTGTGGGACGTCCGTGTTTCTGTATTTCTTACCACGCACGTCCGAGTACAACGCATGGAGCGATACCCAGTGACGACTCTCGCTCTCCCAAAACGGATCATCGACTTGATACTTCATGGAGGGGTCGACGTAGTACTCGAGATCTTCGCGGTAAATTTCATAATCTCTCGGTGTACTCAATCGGCGATAGAGTCCCCATGCGTAAGTTAAAAGATTCAACATCATCTAAATTAACATGAATGGGAATTTTTTAACCTCATACGACCGGAAGATCGCTGAGTTTCGCGACCGGATCGAACAGGATCCCACGAACAGGAAGATGTACGAGGATGCCATGAGCGACTACATCATCAAATGCATGCCATTCATGAAGGCGTACGCCGACGACGACGACGATCCCGGCGCGGCGTCGACCAACGAAGACAATATCTTCAACGTCACCGAGACCAAGGGTCTACAGCGTAAAGACATCTACCTGGATTATCTCATCGACGTCGAGCAGGAAAATCTTCCACGACCGATTGAAAAAATCACCGATCGCTGTCGAGTGTGTGACGAAGACGACCCCGAGAGCAAACTCGTGTGGTTCCCGGACACGAGCGAATTAGTGTGTGAAAAGTGTGGCGCCGTGTGTAAGCAACAACTCATCAGCGAGGAGTTGACTTTCAGGGAAGAACAGGAGACGTCGAAGATCGTGGTATACTCGTACAAGCGCCAGAATCATTTCAACGAGTACATCTCCGCGTTTCAGGCGCAGGAACAGACTCGCATACCCGACGAAGTCATCGACGCCGTGCGAGCGGAACTGAAGAAAATGAAAATCGTTTCGTGCGAAGAAATCAGTCAAACGCGGGTTCGGGCGATCCTCAAGAAGTGTCGATACAACAAGTACTTCGAACACGTCCCGACGATCTGTAGCATGATCACCGGGGTGCAACCACCCAAGCTCAGTCAGTACTTGGAAGAACAACTTCGTCAGATGTTCGCCCTGATCCAAGAGCCGTTCGACAGGCACGTGGCGAAAGTGGCGCCGCATAGAAAGAATTTCCTGTCCTACAGCTTCGTCACGTACAAGTGTCTCGAACTTCTCGAAGAGGATCACCTTCTGCCGTATTTCAGCTTGCTGAAGTCCAGGGAGAAGCTGACCGTACAAGACAGAATTTGGGAACTCATTTGTGCGGATCTTAAGTGGCAGTACGTACCCACCTGTTAAAGAATAGCACCGCGAATTGTAGTAATGGACAAATACACTGCGTACTGTGTACAGGAAGCCAAGTTTCACATGAAACGTGCCGAGGAAATCCTCACCGAAGGACTCGCTGACCCCGAAAAATTTTACATCGAAAATAGCAGCGAATGGCGCGACATCATTCGCGTGTTCCCTTTCTTATTCCTCGCGATGAACGCTCGAAGAGCCGAAGAAGAAAGTGCGTGCGCTCAGGATATGTAATTATTATGAACCGAAAACTTAGATGACGTTCGACACTCGACTCGTCGATAATGGACACTACAGAGTACACGTGATTCGTGACGACTTATACATCGGACGAACGATCGCCGCGGGATACGAGTGGGACGGGTGGATGCGACGAGACATTTTGGCGCATTACAAACCGGGCACGGACATTCTAGACATCGGGGCGAACATCGGGTACAACACCCTCATGTTCTCGGACTACGGACCCGTGCACGCGTTCGAACCGGTGTTTCACGAGGTGGTCACGAAGAACGTGGCGGAGAATAAACTCCGACACGACGTCACCGTGCACCCGATCGCCTTGTCGTCGGGGAAAGGCGAGTGCGTGCTTCACCTTCCACCGAAAGAACACGGCTTGATGAACTACGGCGGGACGTCCTTGGTCGATTTCGGAAGCGCGTCCGACCCGATCCCAGCCACGCGCGATCGACTCGACGACGTCTACCACGGGACGCCATCGATCATCAAGATCGACGTCGAACATCACGAGATGGAAGTCCTCCAGGGTGCCGTGAAGACGTTGGCGAAACACCGACCCATGCTTCTCGTCGAGATCCACGGCTACGACAAGAGCCCCATCCCCAAATACCTCGAAGAATTCGGCTACGTGCGACAGAGGAAATATTTGGGTGACATGCACTTCGACCCGGGAAGCCCCGAACCGCGCCCGGAACACATGTGGCTGTTCACAGCAGCGTGACGTTTTTCACCTCCAACTCCTTCCCAAAGTTGATCAGACACGCCCTGTTCAGCCCCAACAATTTCAGGTATTGACACGCCTGCGTCTCCGCCGCGTCCGTGAGCTTCGCCACCGCCTTGAATTCTAGAACCAATTCGGAATTCACGATGATGTCTGCTCGTAAATTCCCAACCGTGTGTCCTTCGAAACAGATCGGGATGATCCGTTCCGATTCGTAGGGTATGCCATTCTTTCGCAACAACACCTCCATGCAGTTGTGGTATACCCGCTCGCTGTACCCTGGACCCAGCTCGTCCCAGATCGTCTGTGCGAGCCCTTTAACGTCGAGCGTCATTATTCATGAATCACGCGTCCCCTTTATACGGATACGTGTGCACCCACAAATTCGCGATCCACTTTTCACCACTGTCCAGTGGTAACCCGGCGTGAAGGGCGCCCCCGGGTATCATCCCATAATTGTCCAACGTGTCGAACATGAGCACGTCACCCCGCCTGAGCTTGTATTTTTGATCGAGATTCGGGAACGAGGTCTCCCCACCCTCGTACCCATCGTTCAGGGCGATGATAAACGTATACATGCGGCGGTTCTTCGTCTCCTGAAATGCGTCTTGGTGTGGTCGATAGAATCCACCCGCTTTGTATCGCACGACCTGAAGCTGTTCACAGTTTTCGAACGGGCGATCGCACGATCTGAGCAATCGACGACACATGCGATTGATGACCGCGTCGTCGGTGCTCAGCCACGCGGTATCGCTCTGCCGCACCTTTGCATCTTTCACGCTGTTGAGCGCCACGGTCGATGGTTTCAGGCTGTCTCGCGCCTTGTCCATGATGTGTTTGCATTCGTCGGGTGTCACCGCGGATTCGTATACGACCGGGTGTCTGTATCTGGGAATGATAAGGGACACGAGCAAGATCACGGACAGGAGCAGTGCGTACTCTTGCATCTCTAATGTTACGATCGAAATTAAAAATACAATGCGCTAGGCGTCACACAGTTATACCTCTTCCAAATGCTATTCATCAACACGTCGTTCGTGTAATTTTGCAAGGCGATGAGTTGGTCCCACACGACCTCGTGGTGCTCTGGACGCACGACGTATTGGCGTAGAAGATCGCTCGTGCAATTCAACATCATCTCGAACAAATCCTTGACCTCTGCATCTTTCTGAAGCTTTTTATCGACCGACTGAATCACCTGTCGAAACTGTTTCTCGGTGATGTTGTTTGCCATGTACTGAATCCTGTAGTGCTGCGTGTGTGTTCGACGATTATCGGTGTCTGTGGCGTTTCCTAACCACATCAACTGTCGCTCTACTGATCCAATCATGATTCTATAACGCACCATCATCTCCGGTGCACCCATCTCTCGAAGTTCTCTAAAACTGGGAAGACCGCCACACGGTATGTCACCTAACTCGCGGCTGATGTTCCCTTCCGCGCGCTTCTCCTCAAAAAAATGGGGGTTGTGTATGCGACCGGTTTCGATCTGTCCCGAGCGCCACGAGAAGGCGGTCTTGCACCCGGTGCAGAACATCTGATCACACCCACCGATGATCTTTGTGATCATCTCACCACACTTTGGACAAGGTCGACTGTCGCGCTGAATGAGCTGAAACGTTGATCGCACGTCCTCCTCACACGCGTGACCTTCTTCGTACACGTGATTACATTCGTCACAGTAGACCGTCTTACATAATCCACAATAGTGATTTTTATCGTCCGACCAAACGCTCATGAAACCCTTGCACGTCGGGGTTGGACACTTACGTGTGAAACGTCGCGTGGTTTCGGACGTCAAAATTTCATGTTGATGCTCCAATTCATGAAGTTCTTGATATATCTCGTCGAACTTCTGAGTCGCTTCCTGCACCACTTGCAGGCTCGCCGCGTAGCGATGTAAATACACGAGCTTCTCTCTCTGCATCCACAGCATTTCACGCAATTCCCGAATCCGTATCAAGCGCTCGACGATGACTTGCGTCTCTTGAAAAAAAAGCTGCTCACGAATGAACAGACTTTCTTCTCTGTGTTTGCGATACTCAGTGTTTCTGAACACCTTTGAACACCACGAGTCCACGAATTCACGTGACCAGTTCGCCTTGCATTTCATGCAGTGAGGATCGTCGTGTGTCGACAGCAAGTACGTCTGTGCACATCGTCGACAACACACGTGATCACACTTGGAGCATGTCAGTTTTCGGTGAAAAGTCTGATTGTACTTTTCACAGCAAACATCGCACATGATTTGCTAATAGTGATAATGATGAATCTTTTAAACTTAAATTTGTTCTTCGTCGGATTTTATTTGAACCTCCAGCTTGCATTCTTGGTCGGCTTCGTGTCCTTGGTACCGAAACTGAACTTCTCGTTCATTTGTTTCCGTGTCCTGATCGCTCTCATGCCACCACTGCTCATCTTCTTCTTGAGATCATTCTGAACACGCTTCGGTCCGACCTTTTTCTGTTTGAGCTGACCAAGGAGTTGCGTTTTACTTTTATTTCCAAGGTTTGATTTTCTGATGTTTTGGGCAACACTCTTCTTTGCGGCGAGACGAAGCTTACCGGCAAGCTCTTGTTTCTTCGACAGGTTGGCAAACGCCCTCGGCGCTGGTTTTGCCACCGGTGCCACGACTTTAGGTGACACCGCCTCCAATTGCTGCACGGTTTTCGATTTTTGGATCTTCTTCTTCGCGTTGAAGAGTTTACGCACACCCGACGCGTCCTTACCGGCGTTCAAATTACGGATGAATCGATTTCGATTCTTCACCCCGATGTTCGAAGCCTGGATCTCCATCTTGAGTGCGTCACGTTCAGTGTCCTTCTTCTTCTTGGCTGCTGCCGCGGCGTTCTTATTCGCCTTCTTCTTGGCGGCTGTCGCGGCGTTGTCATTCGCCTTCTTCTTGGCTGCTGCCGCGGCGTTCTCGTTCGCCTTCTTCTTGGCTGCGGCTGCCGCGGCGTTGTCGTTCGCCTTCTTCTTGGCTGCCGCTGCCGCGGCGTTGTTATCCGCCTTCTTCTTGGCTGCCGCTGCCGCGGCGTTGTCGTTCGCCTTCTTCTTGGCTGCCGCTGCCGCGGCGTTGTCGTTCGCCTTCTTCTTGGCTGCCGCT